CTTCAAGTTCTTAACTGGTCTCGGACTGCAACTTTGATACCGTGTTTACTGATTGTGCAGTACTGTTCAAGTTAAACAACTTACACAATGTTCAACGCGGCTTTTCTAGCCCCTCGGAAAACAGTGATTATATTAATGGTGGACCCTGCCGGGATCGAACCGGCGACATTATGCTTGCAAAGCATACGCTCTCCCAACTGAGCTAAGAGCCCGTATATTGGCGGAGCGTCTGGGAGTCGAACCCAGTCTACCCTTGCGGGTAGTGCAGATTAGCAATCTGGTGCCTTACCGTCCGGCCCACGCTCCGTATATTTGGCTCCTCGTGCTGGGCTCGAACCAGCGACACTTTGATTAACAGTCAAATACTCTACCAACTGAGCTAACGAGGAACACTAACTCTACTTACAGCTACACAGAAACTTAGCATAACGACCTCCGGACGGCCCTCTGCGAGTATATCTGTGTATGTGTAAATAAACTCTACTTACAACTGCTAACGTGTAGGATTTGCACCTACAAGCGGACCGCCGTCCTATTTGCTACACCGCGTAGTTAAGCTGACTCGAACAGCACACCGCAACCCAACGGACCACGGACTCGAACCGTGTTTACTTCTATTCATTAGCATGTGTAAGTAGAGTCATTCTCTACTTACCCCACAATTATCGACTTTCGTCTATGTAGGTGTTGTTTGAAGTTTCTAAACGAAACAAAACAACTGATCTAAATTTTCAAAGAGCGTGTAACTTGCGTTACTGTTTGTTTAGTTAACATAGCGTATATTTTTTACTGTGTCAACTGTTTTTTTCTTTTTTATTTTCGGAGCATCTAAACTGTTGTTCTTTGCGTCCTATGTATGTGTTATATAGTGTGTGCCTGTACTTGTCAACCGTCTTTTTGAACTACTAATGAAAAAACCCTCCCAGTTTTGCTAGGAGGGTTTTGAAACTTTGCGAACTCGGTTTGTTCTTAGTCTCGTACCCCTCCAGAGCATAGGTCAACGCCTGGATTACTTGATCCGGCTGTCCATAACTGCACTGTTGTGGTCGAGAGTTTCATTGAACTTCTTTGTCCTTTGTTGTATTATATTTATCTCTTTGAGACAAAAACTCAAATTTGGTTAACGCTTGTCTAGAGACTTTTGTACCAGTTGTTGATAGATAGCATGTAACACATCACTGTTGTCTTTGATTTCATCTTTGTTTTGATAATCAACTAATTGGCGTTCTGCTAAGATATGTGTTGTATATTGGTACGGAAAACTTTTATCAGAATCTTCGCCCCAGTAACTGTGTTTATCTGCTTCGTTCAACAGGACATGTGCAGAAGCATAAATGCCGTCTTTACTGATGTCATATGCTATAGCAATATCACCAGTTGCTGATCCTGTTATTTTTTTCTTTCTTCCTAAGACACCAATTGCAACACTTACGTTGTGCAGATTTTCTGACTCAACTGTGTTGTGGTCGTATGTAAAAGCGTAAAGTTTAATATTTGCAGGCATAGTGTTCCCCTTTAAACTACTTATCCAAGTAAGTCAACAATATTAATAAATTTGATCAACTATAGTTGTAGTGGAAAGAACCAGTCCAATGAAATCCTGGAGGATTATCATTGCCTTCTGGATCAGTGAGTTTGTAAAGTACTTCTGGTACAAATTTTCCAGCACGGTCAAAAAACTCTACACGATCTAGTACCTCTGCGCCCATAGCATAATAGTCTCCAAAGTGTTCTTTGAACTCGTTAAGGGCACGTTCCTCCGGTGTGTTTTTAGTAGTTTTGTCAAATTGCCAACGCCCGTTTTCGTCAATATAACTCTTGTTTACATAGTCGTCCTGACGCGGGCTAGCACGAGTCACCATTGTCATTACAGTGCGACCTTCACCAGTAGCACCATAATCACAGAGTACGTATACGTTTGGATCTGTTTTTTCTTGCATGTTATCCTCCAGTAGATGATCCTGTGCTTGGATTGTCGAAGTGTTGTACGCTGGTTAGTTTGGTTTTCCAATAGCCAAAGCCTGTGCCGGTTGTGCCATCGTCCCAGGTTTCTAGGGCATAGTAGTGTTCTAGCCAAACAGTGTGTCCGTCGTTTAGTTCAGTAGGACAAAATGCAAAGTACTTTACTACACGTCTGTCGCCTGTTTTTTGTTTGTCAGTTTTCCAACGCATCATCTTCATCCAATGTAACCCATTTGGTTTCTTCATAGTAAGACATAAAGAAAGTATCGTTGTGATCAGGTTTTCCGTAAACCATAATCGCAGGGCCATCTGTATCTTCAGTAAGCCAGATGTGATGGAAGATTAGGTCACTGGGCTGATCCAATTCTTCTGTTAGATGAGCAAGTTCTTGAGCGATCTTTTTACGCTGATTTTCTGTGAACTCAGGGTGTTCACTTTCCCATTCAATGTTGTGTGTCATTGTGAATTCTCTGCGGCTTCCATAATAAAGTCAATTGCATCGTTGATTACAAACTCGTTAAAGATGCCGTGATAGTTGTTCCAAATCTCAGCAGCAACCCAGTCCCATACTACAGCACCATCTTTCATGTAATGTGCTTGATTTTTACCAATAGTGCTGATAATCCAAACTGCAAGACGGTGTACGTTTTCAAAATCACTCATTGATATTCTCCACAGTGTGTTCTCCAATTTCAATACGCACAATCTGATCAGGTGCATACCAAGTTTTATCAATTGTAATGCCTTTAGTAGCACGTTTGTCAAGCCACTCTCGAACGTCATCTTCGAGATGAACTCGCATCATAAAATTGCCAAAACTCGCATCATCAAATTCGATAACGCGATTAAACGGCGTGTCCACGCCTTTGATGTAAATACGGAAGTTTTGTGTATAACGACGCAGTGGATCAGTTTCGTAACGTTTCTGATCCTCAGTACGAGGATCCCACATCCATTTCAAAGTATCAAGCAGTTTCATCAGCATTGCTCCTTGTATGTGTTTAATATACAGTATTTGTGTTAGTTGTCAATTAGATTAAAACGTGTAAGAACAAACATTTGCAATTTTGTTCTACAACCGGTCAAGAGAAAAGGGCCCTAAGGCCCTGATCTTTTTATTGCTTTACAGGAGTAGCAGCAACAGTTGGATCCACTTGCAGATCTTTGGCAGTCTTGATCATCAACATCTGCATAAAAGTATCTACAGTGCCCAGTGCATTACCTGCCGTTCCACCTTCGCCGCCAATCACAGTGGCAGGAACATTGATCTTGCTGGCAGCGTCTGCCCAAACTTTTTGTGCTTCTGTCCATGCAGCCAGTTTTTGTGCAAGAGCACCGTCAGCAAGTAGAATTGCTTCTTTGGCGTAGGCTTCAGCATCGGCAGCAACAGTTACGGCTTCGGCATCGATTCGCGCTCGGTCTAGATTGATTGCAGCCGTTTGCTTGGCAATTTCTGCTTCTTCACGAACACGTTCTGCTTCAATCAGTGCCAATTTCTTGGTAGTTTCGGCATTAGTGGTCTTTTCAATTTGCTCAACTTTTGCTTCTGCTTGACGCTTGGCAATATCAGTTTCACCTTGTTGGATAGCAAGCAAACGCTGTTCTTCCTGTTCAAGACGCTGTTCACGTGCTACAACTCGACGACTTGCTGCCTTCTTACGCTCGCCAATTTGACGTTCATATTCGTCATCAGGATCAATGTTTTCAAGAATAGCACTTGCTACAGTAACACCAATTTCAGTAAAGTCGTGCGGTGTGCGAACATCATTACCAGCAGTGTCTGTAATTTTTTCCATCAACACTTTACGAACTTCAGTATCGCCTACGTCGCTGGTATCCTGTGCTACATCACTGTCACTAGCAGCAGCACGACTACGAATCACACCACCTGCTTGGTTAAGACTGATTTGACGAACTTGGGCACGACCTTTTTCAATTGCATCTTTGAATTCGCTCTTAAACTGGTCACGCTTACCGCCGCTGTAGTATTCTTCCATGGTAAACATGTTAGACACACTGTCAAGACTTGCAGTAACAGCAGGCTTTAGAGTAGTGTTAATCAGACGCTCGGGTGTACGGAAGGTACGTGCCATTTCAAGAAACTGTGCAGAGTCTTGCGGAATACCAAAGCGAGTAGTTTGAGTTACATCACCGGTCCAGTTGTCTGCTAGACGAACACGGTAGGGCTCTGCAATCGAACCTTGGAACACAGTGCCTGCATTTTCACCAGTTGCATCAAGAGTATGTGCTACAGTAATGTAATGCGGCCACGCAGTGCTAGTACCCCATCCTGCAAAATACCAACCGGTTTCGCAAGTTGAAGTTTCGTTACCAAAAATAGTTCGAGTGTGCTGGCAAAAACCAGCGTCGTTATAACCAACAGATCCGCCAAGGCTAAACACACCAGCCAAAGCAAACATTACAACAGATCCAAGCGTTTTTACTTTGCGTAGCATAGGATCGACTGGAACAAACAGAACTGCAAAAGCACCAAGCAAGAACAGAACTCCAACAAAAATACCGAACATGTATATCTCCTTTTGTTACGGTGTCGTTTAAGTGTTTTATGTATACTTTAGTTTCTTCTTGAAGTCAAGAAGTTTTTGTTGATATTTGTCATAGTTGTCGATATGATCTTGAACAGCATTTTCAACAACTCGGCAAACAACATAGATGCCACCAAACAGTGCAATGTTAGGCAACACATACCATAGAACGATTTCCAGCATTTACTTAATCCTCAATTCTTCAATGTTAACGGGCGTGTAGTCAACGGCTTCTACACTCATATTGCGATATGGTCCTTCTGGACTAGGGTTTTGATGGATATGTCCGTGGACATTAAGGAATGTCTTTTGAACTGTTCCTACATCACCTTCTGCAACAAAAACCCGTAAGTTGCTAGGATGAACAGGAACGTGTGTTAGTAGCAAGCCAAATTCAGAGAACATACGCCACATGTGAACTTTGGAGAAGAATCCGCCGCTGCTCAAATACTTGATGTCATCGTGATTGCCCACAATCAGCCGCTTTTGGCCATGCAGTTTAGGCCACAACTTTTGAAAGTATTCACGGTCGCCAAACATCACGTCACCCAAGTGATATACTTTGTCACCGGGTTTCACACGGCTGTTCCACTGTTCAACCATGTAGTCATCCATTTCCTTTACAGAGGAGAATCTAGCACCACGGACGAGTTTGCCAGTGGTGCTGTCTGTAAACGTTAGAATATTTGCGTGATTGAAGTGTGTATCACTGATTACCCAAATATCACTCATGTTAATCTCCTTTTAGTTTGAACACACCAAGTACCAGTCTGCTTTCCGGTTGACGAATACCAGCACGAACTACCATTTCGTTGTTTTCGTTGTAGCGAATCAACCAGTTCAAGTAGTCAGTGCTCCACAGAGGAATGTTGGTAATACGCTGCAACATATCCTTAGGATAGTCATGCATTGCATATTGATCACCCAGATACTTTTTGTTCTTAAGATAAAAGAAAGTTTTTCTACGCTCAAAGTAATCTTTGGTAAGAGGCTTGAATGAGATCTCGTAATCTTTGCGAATGTCAGCAGGCAACTTTTTAATAGCACTCTCACGAATGATATAGTGCTTCTTGAGTTTGCCTTTGGCACGGCTTTTGAGATCACTCTTATGAGTCTGTTGCTGTTGATAGGTTAACATAGCAAACTCCTTTCTAATAAAATCTGCTTCTAGTTTCTCGTATTCTTCTTCTAGCATACTTTCGATATCTTTAAATGTCAACATCTTTGTACTTTCCTTCTCGACTCCATTCGTCTAATACATCTGCAATTTCTAACATTGCTGCGGCTACTGCATGATTATCACCCCAATAACTGTAAACGTGAATGTTAATTCCCATAAGTATACCTCTCTATGATTCAACATACAACTCAATCACAGTTCTGTCAAGTCAGAACTTGCCTTAAATCCATTTTGAATTATTATAGTGTGATCAACGTAGTTGATCAGTTAAGTCTTTCGCAGGCTCAATCCTTAACATATTATTCTTTTAGAGAGATTCTATCTAGATTTGGATTCACACTTAGCCTTCTTACAGGCTAAGGCAAGTAAGACTCTATCTGAGTTCTTTCATCACACTCATATTCAAAAACCTACTGTGTAAGGAAAAGGCGGTTGTGCTGTACCTTTTTACTTTGTGCTTAATTACAACGCGGATTCGCAAAACAATAATATGAGCAATTGTTTTGCTGTCTGTAGGTTCCAAACGTCAGGAGAGCCTACTCATTTTCTCCAGTCACGGAGACACGAATTACGGACTTACAAGGCGTGCGAGAACCACGCCAGGAACACCACCAGATCCAACCGCATCTGCGGGCTCAAGGTGACCTTACGGCTAAACTGTGCTGTATATAGCCTTTGCTTGCCTAGTTGTGCCTAATACTAAGACCGGACAATCTTAGTCGTTTCTTTTTGCCTTACAACGGTTGATGTATTCTTCTGCTTCATCTTTTGTATAGAACCAATGTTCTAGATGATGTTCGTCCTCGCCCGCCCACTCATCATAGATCTGTCCATCTGGATAGCGGAAATGGTATTCGGTGATACGATCTTCATCAAAACGAACATCGCCTTCTTCGATGTGTGTTACCTTGCCGCAATATTCGATAACGATGATGTTATATTCCCAATGATCTCGATCATACCGAAACCATTCAACACCATCAATTACAGTTTTGATTTTATTTTTTGTAAATGCATTGTTTTTTTCGTCGGCAATATAAACTTTATCGCCAAACTTTAAAGTGTTAAATTTGATCATTTTAACTCCTACTACTTTGTTTCCTTGGCAATCATTTTGTATCCGTTTCCTGTTGGATGTACACCGTCCTTGCTCATTGGATATGCCCTAGTATCTACGACACTGTCACCAAACTGTTTAGCAATGACAAGTGCAGCATACCTAGATTCTTCGTTGTTTGCACTGAGAATCCAAATAACGTCACCCGAGATAAGTTCACGCAAGGCCAGCATTGGCCCATAGGACTCTACGTAGCCATCATTGGAACCTAGACTAATAATGGTCTTTTTGGATTCAGTTAACACAAAATGTCTATACAAGCCGTTGGCATAATCCTCGGAATTGATACCCGATTTAGCCTGCACAACACATTCTGGCCGCATCTGGCCGATGCCAACTGCAATACTATCGCCTAAAATCAAACATTCAATCATTGTTATCTCCAATTAAATTAGACTCTTTGACCGTCTTAAATCGTTCATGATATTCTCGGTCATCAAACGTTTTCTTGTATTGCTCTGCACCAAGGTTGATCAAGTATTCAACGTGAGCAAGATCACAGTTGGCAGAGGGTTCCTTCAAGTAAGCCAAGTTCCAGCCGTGCCGGTGAACGCAACGACCATAGTAGAGAGCATACCCGTCGCCATGCAGTTCGATGGTGTATTGCGGTTCACAAGCACAAGGCTTCAACAGTGTTTCCCAGTCAGTCATAGCATTACTCCTAATACGATTCCAAAAGCAAACACAAGACCTATAGCACTGATCACATACCAAAATGCTGGACCTAAAATCATACCAGCAGCATAGAAAACAAAGTAAGGAAACTCAATAATTTTTTTAATCATGGTCATAAGCCTTCAAAAAGTTTTCCATATACTTGCGAATGTTCTCTGCTCCTACGGGATTCATACTATGAACATGATATCCAAATCCCACAGGCAACCGTAGTTTGTTATCCATCACATGGTCACAAAACCATTTGGCAAAGGTGTAGCCAGTTTTCTCGCCTGTGTCTTTTTCGTAATGTTCGTCTGCCAAGTCATGGTCAAAACTGATCATAGTGGGCAAGCCATACTTTTCCACACACCAAACAGCATCATCCATGCTGCGGCAGATCACTACGTTTTTGTAAGGTCCGTAGTTGTAACGCACATCACCGGGGAAGCGAATGTCATCTAAAAACAGTGTCCAGGTCATTTTACATTCCCATCCAAGCAGCACATTCATCCCAACGAACGTTGGTAGTGATTGACTTTTCAATGTGATCCAATATCATAGCACGACCGTCACGATCACCAAAACGACCAAACACATACACAGCCGCAAACGGATCGCGGTTCTTGATCGTAGGCATCCACTCCTGTGCATAACGCTTGCGATCAAGTCCTGACGCAACAACAGTGTTCCAGTAACGATCATACTTTTCCACAGTGTTGTGCAAACGTTCTGCAAATCTGCGTTCAAAGTCACGCACACGATCTGCCTGCACTTTAGGCAACATAGGAACAACATCATCAACTTCTTCGTTGAGGATCAAGTTCACAATGTTACGATCAAACACAATACGATCCACAGTCTTGTGAATACGCACGTACCAGTCGTTCTTGATTTTGCACATGTGACCATCTGCAAAGCGGATGATGTCGCCTTCACGACCTTCTGCACCACGCTGACGAGCAATGTAGTCAACAAGATTGCCTGCTACACTACCATACTGCGTAACAGTGTTGAACGGACAAGAGATATCCATTGCATATTCGCCAGTCAAGTTGTCACGAGTACCAAGATACACAAGGTCTGCTGCCTCATAAGCCAGCACAATCTGGTTAAATGGGCTTACCCACTCAAACAGCGGAGTTAATCCAAGATCAACCATAGTGCGAAGCCATTCCTTCAATCTGCGGTCCTGAGCAGCAAGCCACGCCTCGGCATCCATAGCAACCGACGTCACTCCCATTTTGGTAGCCAGTCGCAGGTGCCCATCAACCAAGATCGGACGGATCATACTACCATCCATCTTTTCCATGATTACATGAGGCTGCGACATGTCCACAGTATGAGTTTGAGTCTCTTCACGCTCGTTCACGTTGAAGAACTTGTGGAACGGACGGCTCATAAGAGCACCATCAGGACCAAAGATAAGACCACGGCATTCACGACGAATCGCACCGCCCAAGTCGTCTGGGCCAGTCATGTCAAAGGTATCGGCCATAGCCACCACATAGTTGACCACAGTATAGCCTTCACGTTCGGCTACGACAAATTCGTCACGGCCTTCTACGTGCGGCAGCACATCACTGATGTGACGGATCAGAGGAAAACGGTAGTTCATGATTTTATCCTTGTGTATCACCTACCCTAGTGTTATAGCACAAGGATAGGCAGTTGTCAATCACTGATTCTGTTGCCATACATGTCGTAGCAGCGAACAGCATCGAATCCTTCGTCAACAGTAGGGCGAACAAAACTATCCATCATTGATTCAATTACATGATCAGGAATAGTTTTGCCTGGACGGCTAGCCATACGGTGCTGCCAATCTTCCCACTGGCTATCACCCGCTGGCAAGAGGATGCACTCGCACTCAACACGATAGCCAGCGTTACGCATACGATTAATGATCTTACGACGCTTGCCAACACCAAGGTTGGTCTGATCCCAGATGACATCCTTACGAAGAGTAACTATCGAGTTCAACTTCCGTTCGTTGAACTCCGTCGCAGCCTTAATGTTTAAAGAAAACGCCTCGTTATAAGTGATGCCGTTGTCTTCAGCAACCGTATCGATATACATATCGGTGCTGTAGATCCAAGTGTCTTCAGAGATCATTCTCTGAATGAGAGTGCTCTTACCGGTAGCGGGTAGACCGACCATCACAGTACAAGTAGGCATGTTTTCTCCAATCAATACTTAAAGTTTCCCATCGCTTCGTTATCTTTGAAACCAGCCATATATGCTTCGATTTCATCGGATGTCATGCGATCTTCAGGAACTAATTCGCTGGTTCCAGTGCCACCAACGTAGTAGTGAGGAACACATGGACGACGGTAGTAACTATCAGCACCACCGCGATCGTAGGGTCCACCATGACGTCTATCGTTAGATTGAGACATTAGGTTATTCCTTTTCTATTTATGTATCAGTGACGAACGAGATGAACGCGGCCAAGGAGCGTAGCAAGAGCGTATTCGATCGCCTCCATCGCCTGCGCCTTGGTAATGTTATTCGAGTCGTACTGTGACTCTGCGAGTTTAATCAGCTGAGCGAGTTCTTCATTAGTCATACCGCAGATTGCAGTTTTGACTTCTTCGAGGCTATTAAAGGTAGTCATTGTCGTGTTCCTTTTGTTTCCTACAGATATAGAATACACTGATTCTAAACGAATGTAAATAGAAAAGTTGTTTAGAAGTCCTCATCACCTTGGTATACGTTGAAAACAAAGATACCTTCTTCACGCCACATACGAACAACTCGCGGACGATCGTCAAACACCATGTCAGGCTTACGGCCGTAGTCAGCAATGATCTCGTCAAGGATTTCACGCTTGACAATATCGTCACCACGGAAGTCGTCTGCCTTACGCATGTACAGTTTGGCAGTGTAGTTCCAAAAGCGGTTGTCCTGCAACCACTTCATAGTAGCATCACGACTACGCTCGTTGCGTCCGCTTGCAAAGATGATTTCGTTACCAGCAGCCTTCAGCGAGTGAAATGCTTCTGCAACATATGGATTCACAGCATCGTTTGGAATACCAGCATCAAATGCCTTCCAGTTCTTTGGCTTGCTACGAACGTAGTCCAGCCGGTGTTCGATGTTAGCCAGTGTGCCGTCGATATCAAAAACAACTAGCATTTTATCCCTCATTTTATTACCCTATGTGTGTTTATAGCATAAGGTAAACAGTGTGTCAACCTCAATGCCGATTCTTATCTTTGTTTTGGTGGATTATTTCTTTAACTATCCACCAAAACAGTGGAATGTAAGCAACTATCATGGCAATACCGAGTGCCATTATTCTACACGAACCTTGTTTTCGTTGGTAGGAACAAAGTCAAAAGTTTCCGGAGAACTCCAACGACCCATACCAAACAGGCCTGCAACGCTACCCCATTGGCCTACAAAGCCAGTGTACTTGCCTGATTCATCGCGGCAAAGCAAATCTACCTGATTGATAGTAGAGTCACCATTGCCCGAACTAAATTCCCAAGACACAATCTCTTTGCAGGGCTTCGCTGGGTAATAAATGGTTTCTGCTGAAACACCCGAATACATTAGAATCAGTGCCAGCGTAACAGCAACACGGTGAAGTTTGGTTTTCAGTTTCATGTTAGTGCCTTTCTATTGCCTATGTATTAATATACGACAGTTTAGGATTTTGTCAACTTCTATTTGTGCAGTGCAAATTGACGCATGTATTCCAGTTCTTCTTCTTTATAAACAAACACCCACATGCAGGTAACTTCACTACGAGTAAACACATCACCGTAGTAGTTGCGGTATGGATATGTAGGATCTGTAGTAAATCCCCAGTGTGCAACATTCATTGAGATCTTGCTCATGACATCCATGGGCTCGTGCAAAACTAGTGTAGTACCGAAGTTGCGATCTTCACGCCATGCTATTACAGCATCACGAAATTCAAAAACGTCGGGAATCTGTGAGTCGAAGTCTGCCTGAGCATGGGCAGCCTGTGCCATAGCCTTACCTGGGTTCATATCCCACAGGTCGCGACGCATAACGATGTAAAATCTTGGTTCCATTTTGTCCTCAATAAAAAACCTACACTAACAATATACTGCTAGTGTAGGTGTTTGTCAAGTTAAAGTTCTACATCCACATAGTCAAGAATGCCAATACAATGGAAATGGGTACGTCCGTACTTGTACTGCATGGTTTTGTGCCAATGTCCAAAGTACCATTCTTCAGGCTGATGAATAGCCAACATACGTGTAAATGCAGCACTGGTACGGTTAGGATATTCGGGTCCTTTGAGCAAACCACTGTTGAAGAACATTTCTCGACTGACAGTGTTTGGACAATCGTGTGTGATCATCACACGTGGCCGAACAGTGCTGTAAATGTCAATCATACGCTCTAGTTCTTCTTGGCTGAGTTCTTCCTCAGGCCACCAATCATAACCAGCAGTACGCTTGTACCAACCAGGAGGTGCATCGGGGTTATCAATGCTCCAAGCACCACCGATGAACATTACATCGTTTTCAACAGTACCGTCTTTGATCCAACCGCTCATCTCCTTACACTTAGAAGGATTGTCGTGGTTGCCACGGATAAAGCGATGATTGCCAGCAGTGTGATAGTCGTTGATGCTTTCGTGCCAGTAGTCACTTTGACCAAAACCTACACCGAAGTCGCCGATTTGGATTGTAGGACCTTCGAACCGGTCGATGGCATAGGTTTTATAATCGTTAACCAGTCCATGAATGTCGCCAATTAGTCTTGTCAGTGTCATTTTTATGCCCTTATGCGGCTTTGCGTATTTTTTTTGATTTTGTTTCTTTTTTTACAAAATCGTCTCGTGTGATTAGTTCTGCATCAAGTTCAGGCAATGAAAAAATCATTGCTCTTGCAGTTTTATAATCAAATGCAGTATATGTTCCTCCACCACCAGTTTCGGCCTTTTCGCGCCACGAAACTAGAATTCGAGTAGGAATAGGTTTTAGATACTCTGACTTTTTCATTTCTTTCCTCTTGTATGGAGCTCCCGGAAGGATTCGAACCCTCGACCACCACGTTCGAAGCGTGGCACTCTGACCGCTGAGTTACGGAAGCGTAGTATTTATTTGGTGCCCCCGGCAGGAGTCGAACCCACAACCTAGGGAGTAGAAATCCCTTGCTCTTCCAGTTGAGCTACGAAGGCTAAATTTCTGACAACTGACAAAGTGCAAAGGGACTCGAACCCTTGTCTCCGACTCCACGCCGGCGTCCTATCCTCTAGACGATACACACGATCATTGCAGCACTTTTCTATATCTCGACAACGACATCGAAGTTACTGCAACAAAAGGTCAGTTGCCACGGTGGTTGCCGCCACCTATTCTTTATCTCTTATTTATTTCTTGTGTATACTATACATGATCTTTTCACGCATGTCAACGCATATACAGCACCAGCAGCTTATATGTTTAGTTTTCTTGCCACGCATGTTGACGTTTGCCGAGGCGGCGCGGTGGGGCGGGCCGATGATCTGCTGGAACAGTTTATCTCGAGAAACACTGAACTCAGCCTATTCTAATTCGTCTTCGAATGGGTATCTTCTCACTGCTAGCAATTTTCTAACAGGATATGCACTAAAGTTAACACTGTTATCTTGATTTCCACCAAGCACCAAATAGTATTCTTGACCATTGTGATAGGTTGAAGTTACAAAGAATCCAACATGACCTTTCCAATTGGCATTGCCACGCTTAAACACAACAACATCACCTGATTCTGGTTCGTCTACTTCTACGCCCCAATCAAGAAAACTTCTTGCCAGTAGAGGATGTTCTGCATATTCATCAGACCCAGGTAATCCAGTTTCTGCAAGCACTGCATTTACAAATGCAGCACACCATTCAGTGGCAACTGGATCAACACCGATAAAATCTTTTATTTCTGCTCTATGACTCTTTTCACTCCACCCTAGTTTTTCTGTTGCAGCAACCAATGGTTCTGGCGGTGTCGGTGAAGTAGTAAACAATTGAATTTTTGCACAAGCAGATACTGATAGTAACAGTACTGTTAGTAACATAGCCCTCATCATAAAAATATTTATAGAATAGGTCTAGATAGAAATAGTACAGTTTAACTTTGGCACTCCCGGCAGGACTCGAACCTGCAACAATCACCTTCGTAGGGTGGCGCTCTTCCAGTTGAGCTACGGAAGTATCGTTTGGTACCGTGTATAGGATTTGAACCTATTCCGACGCAGTCACAGTGCGGTATGCTACCCTTACACCAAGCACGGCATTATTCTGGTTGCCCCTACTAGATTTGAACTAGTGACCTATCCCTTATCAGGGGATTGCTCTACCACTGAGCTAAGAGGCAATATTCATTGTTTAGAAGATACACTGACCAATACCATTTCTGGTCCGATAGGTTTATTTTATGTGGCGGCCTAAATGCCACTCAGTGTATCATCAAACCAATGGTGAACCGGGTGGGATTCGAACCCACGTACTCCGATTAAAAGTCGGGTGCTAAAACCACCTCAGCTACCGGTCCACGTTTCGTTTGTCGCTTTCTTCTTTGTTACGTTTTCGTTTCATTTTTGTTCCTTGAATTGGTGTACCGGGTGGGAGTTGAACCCACGACCTTCGGATTAAGAGTCCGCGGCTCTAACCTGGCTGAGCTACCGGTGCATTAATAGTTGTATGTTTGTTAGTTACACCACGACTGCTTTTTGTCGCCGTAGTATTCTCTAGCATAACCTTGTTCAATAAGCATCTGTGTTAGGCTCTTACCGTCGATAAGAACATCACCTAGCACTCTGCCGCCGAACTTGTCCCACTCATAAAATACAATTTGAGTAGTCTTGGCTTTTGCAACTAAATCTTTTGTAAATTTACTTGCAGCATCACCCATGTCGCCTTCTTTTTTACATTCTGCTCTGCCACCTTTTTCAGGTGTATCTACGCCCCATACACGAAGTGATAGTTTCTTCGGAAGTGGATCTAGCAAGAACTTTGCTTCAAATTCAACTGTATCACCATCTACTACACGTAGAATTTTTAAGTCGTGTGCTACACCAGTTGGCTTTTTTACTTCAGCAAATGCAGTGGATGCAGCAACAATCAGTGCTACAGTTAAAAGTATTTTTTTCATTATGTTCTCCTAAATACTAGAATATTTATAACAAAAAAACAATTATGGTCCCCAGGGACGGGATTGAACCGCCGACACGCGGATTTTCAGTCCGCTGCTCTACCAACTGAGCTACCTGGGGATATTTTGGTGGGAGAGGAGGGAATCGAACCCGTCCGTGCGTTGCCGCGATGGAGTTACAGTCCACTGCCTCACCTTGAGGCGTCTCTCCCTTATTTTGGTAGGACATACGGGTTTCGAACCCGTTTCTCCGCCTTGAAAGGGCGGCGACCTTCGCCAAGAAGTCCAATGTCCCATAGTTTGGTGATGTAGGCTGGATTCGAACCAGCAACCTACGGCGTATGAGACCGTTGCACTACCGTTGTGCTACCACATCATTGTTTGGAGGTCGGTATGTGAATCGAACACATTACTTTGCAGTGCTATGGAGTTGCAGTCCATCCCCTTACCATCCGGGCCACCGACCAATTCTATTTTCAACTCCACAACCCCAAGTTAGGAGACCCACCACGTAAGTGAGATCCGAGCCGGATTTACACCAATTCTGCTTGTGCATGTGAAAATAGAATTTGCTACGCTAGATTTTTACTCCGCCGTTACCACCAGTCGTTTCATCCTCAAGCACGCCCATTTGAGTTTGTTTATAGTGGTTACTCGCAGTCTCGTTCCGCATTTCCACTTTGATCATTAAAAAACCCTCCTACCTTTTGGGTGGAGGGTGTTTCGGAAACTTGTGTATATACTACACGTTAGTTTCGCAAACCCTCCGAGACGCCAAAGCGATACTCGCGGCATTTTTCAATGCTTCTAATCTCAAACATATGTTTAATAACGAGTTTCATAGTTCAGTGTCTTTCTTGTTTGTTTAACTTATATTGTAGTTATACTAGTTTATTTATCTCTTGTCAACAACTTTTTTTCAGTTTTGAACAATTTTATTTATCTTTTTGTTTCAACAACTTAGGGTGTAAACGGTTGATTGTCTTTCCACTTTTTGTAAAGTGAGTAAGCAAACCACACCGGGCCGCCGAGTACAAAAACAACAAAATTTAGTACAAATTCGATAATAAAGTTACCAGTTGAAAGAACATCTTTTGCTTCTCGCAAACTGTCTTCGCCTTTGAACCAATCATACACAAAATGTCCTACACCCGTAAGTGCCCACAACCAAATTAAAACTTCCATTTATACTACCTTTACTTCTAGAGGCGGAAAGCCGTTAAATGCTATAGTGCTGTATGTGCTTGTGTAAGCACCGCAACTGTTAATTACTAACACATCTCCACTCTCAATGTCAATTGGTAATTGTACTTTGTTTCTTTCATACATTACATCGGCACTATCACAGGTTGGACCAGCAAGTATACAAGGACCTGTTGGAGAATTTTCTTTGCCTAGCACAGTAAATTGATACTTGATTGCTTCGCCTTCTGTTTCTGCAAGACCACTAAATCTACCTACGTTTAGGTATACCCAACGAACCACATCCATTGATGACTTCTTACTTGCCAACAATACTTCTGAGGCAATGCAACCTGCGCTGCCTACTAAGCCGCGACCAGGTTCTACCATAATGTAGTTGGCTCCTGGAAACTGCTTACGAACACGATCCATTAGTTTTTTGCCGTATTCTTCAGGAGGTGTAATTTCTACACCGTAGTAGGCAGGAAAGCCTCCGCCGATGTTTACCAGTGTAAGTTCGTAACCGCACTGAGAGATTTCGTCCCAAAGATTACCCATCAACTCTAGTGTGTCATACCACATCTCAGGATGTTTGGTTTGCGAACCAATGTGCCAACTGATACCAACTGGTTCAAGTCCTAGTTCTTTTGCATAGCCCATAAGGCCTAATGCCATAGCAGGATCACAACCGAACTTGCGTGACAGTGGCCATTCTGCTTCGGTTTGCCCAATCAGCACACGAATAAACACACGTGAGTTGGGTGCATGACGTGCAATTTTTTCCAGTTCTTCTTCAGCATCTGCAGAAAACAATGTAATATCGTTTCTGTATGCGTATTCGATATCTTGCCAACGTTTTACAGTATTACCAAAACTAATGTGTTCTGGTTCTGCACCGGCAGCAAGACACATTTCAATCTCACCCATACTAGCAGCATCAAATCTACAACCTAGTTCGACAAGACGTTGTAGAATAGCAGGATGCGGATTGCTCTTTACTGCATAATGCACATGAGCATCTGGCATACCTGCTTTTAGGTTTAGATAATTTTCTTCTACAAGATCAATGTCAAGAATCAGTGTCGGACGTTCGAATGTATTGTTGCGAATGTACTGATAAATTGCGTCCACTAATCTCTCCTAAAATCTACTACGTTTTCGTCTTTGGTTTTTACAATAGAAAGTGCTGGTTTTTCTACCTGCTTGATCGGTTCAACGCCGGAAAAAAACTTTACATCTTCTCCCGACAGTTTACGTTCTATACGATCGAGGCGCATTAAAACTTCGTCCATCATGGCGATCAGTGTATCGACTTTGTAACTCATAATTTTGAGACCTTGTTAGCGGAAAGTAATTTGAATACGTTGACCAACTTTGTAACGACGATCTGTCATTACAGAGCCAACATGATCGCCGTAGCGATAATAAACAATGTAGCCATCTACTACCTGTTCATCCTGATACTCGGTATGATACTTGCACTGAACTTCGGTACGATATCCTACCACTGCTTGACGATTGCCTTGGCGACCTGCTACATCAGCACCAACAATAGCGCCAAGTACAGTCATAGCATCTTTACCAGAACCGCCGCCAAATTGATTACCAATTGCACCGCCAATTAGCGCACCAGCAAGAACGTCACCAGTGCTTCCACCTTGTACACGACCATATACCGGCACTTCCACATCGTAGCAGTATTCTACTTCGACAGGATGCGAAATATAGGTATAGTTTGTAATGACTTCGGTAACACGAGCATTAACTGTTTCAGCAGTTGCTGAAGATGCAGTGGCAATAAGAGCAGCAGAAAGAAGTAGTGTTTTCATGATAGCCTCGCTTTCGATATATTTATACAGCAAGTCTAAAGCATTGTCAAGAGAAATTATCTCTTGGTTCCAGTAAGTTGAATAGCGTATCTATCGTGCATACTTAGATTGTAAACAGCATGTGGATCATCGCTGTCCCACTGTATCCAATCACCTGCACACCACTCGCCAAATGTTTTTCCGCAGGCCTGCGATACCTGTCCCGGCTGGCTGTCTTCAAGCATGATGATAATACGAGTAACTTCTTCGTTGTTGAGTTTGTTGACTTGCTTGTATCTGCCAAACAAATCAACGTGCATAGGAAGATACTGTCCGGGCTTGAACAAGTTAATTGCTATTGCAATATGATCCAAATGATCAAATGCAGGAATGATATAATTGTCAACAGACTCGGGCATAGGATTTGGTTGGAAATAGTTCCACAGAGTCATATACATTTTGCTATGCCCGTGGCTGGCATACTCATTGAGTAATCTGTCGTCCTTGTGTGTATCGAACTTGTAATTGAGAGTTTTAAAGTCCTCAATATTCCAATTTGGTTCGATATGTCCGGTGTTAAGCATTTCAATCTCCTTCGGTTTATTTATAAGTTAATTCCGCTAGGAGTTTGTAATTTTCCCATGCTTTTTTAGCAGCTAGGTTTGTTTCTAGATTCTCAGGTGTTAACATTACATCATACCAGTAGTGATTCATACGAGGCGGATGAGCACCATACTGTCGCGGTTGATGCATCTTCCCTTCGTTTTTCAAACTAATACAAATATCACGAACAGCCTGTTCATCCTCTGCAGGAATGTTGCTCCATTCGGGCTGACTGTACATACTTCCAAGACCATTACCGCCAGCATAACCTTCCCAAATACCAGTCCATTGTTTGTCGTCTTCTGGATCAAAATCTGTACGGGCGATGACTACTAATACTTCATCAATGTGTACAGTGTCTTCGTAAATATCCTTTACGCAACGGCTAAGACTGGTTCCGATTTTCATTTACGTTTCTCCAATTGATAGTTAAGGACAAAGTTTTCTACAAGTAGTTTTGTAATAGTTGCCATAGCAACAGTCAGCATGTCGCTGTCGTTGATGTCGTTAAACTGCTCTACAACACTGTTAGCCATCAAGCGATAAGCCGCAGACTCTTCAATTGGCAACATACCCCAATCAATAGGGTCTTTGAATTCTGCTTCTTGTGCTAGATCTGCAAGTTGTTCAACTGTTAATTTTGACAATTTTATAATCCGGTGTTAATCTATAATGTAATGCGTCGTGAGCAGGATGCTTGTTATACGCAACAGTGGCTTCGATCTCGATACTACGTCCAGCAGCAATCAAGTAGTCCCACACAGGAATTGCTGGACTATAAGACTCCAAGTTTAGTACCATAAGGTGATTGTGACGATCTTTAAAGTAGTAACGCCACATGTTTTCACGCTTTGCAGTTCTGTGTACTTTACCTACAAACTCAATTTCGCCGGCAAAGTAACCAGGGATACTATGCGGATTGATTGATTGTACATTTTTAAAAATCTCAACAGTAGCAACACTCTCGTCATGAAAGCCAGGAAGTGTGATCAGCGGAGCCAGCCATTCTTTTTTGATCTTACGTGGCGAGTACAGTGCTTGATCAACAGTTTTCATCCACTCGCTCATGTGTTGATTTTTAAGTCTACGTAACATGAAATTGTTTTGAAAGTGTTTACGAACTTGATCAGCACGTTCATATGATTCTGAAGAAATTTCAAAATTTGCTGGGTAATTTCCACTCAAGATGTTTGTGTAAATTTCAGTGCCGTATGTGGTTTTTGAAAGTTGAACAACAGCCGCAAGAGTATCGTACGGAGTATCCACAGGGTCTGTTTCAATTTTTTTGACAGTCTCAAAGTCGTCAACGGAAAATACCACGTTAAAGGGTTGTGCTATATTCATGTCCAAAGACTCGCTCTAATTTTAATAAGACGGATCAGCATTTCGGTATCTTCGTCCTCGTAAGCCTTTTCCATTTCACGCATCGTGTCGTGCATTTTTGCAGTATCCCACTTGTCTGCTTCGGGATCTTCGTCGAGTAGGTCGATGCCACGTTCACGCTGATTGTCACAGTAGTTGCTCCAACCGCTTGCATCCATAGGTTCGGGACGATTAGGATATACTTCAGTCCACCAACGGTAAAGTGCAACAATCTCTTGTGCAGTTTCTGCTTGGTAAGTGGGTTTTGCTTGGCTTTTATCGTCAATCCATTCTTCGTCAGTAAGAGTCATTTCCCACGCAAGATGAGCAAGTCCTGCTTCGGCACTGCGCCAAGTTCTAGTGCGCCAACGACCTACTTGCCACCAACGCATATCTTTGGATTTTTCTTCACTCCAGCGATAGCCGCTATATGCTTTTTCGATTTCAACAAAGTCTACAAGTTCATCAAACAGGCAGTAAAGTATACGTGTATCCATATCACGATACTCACCAGGCTTAATGTGCTTAGGATGAGCAACAAGTGCGTGAGTTTGATCAATCCAACGATTTACAATGTAATACTTTACACTGTATAAACGATCGGTAGGCCAGCAAACAAAGTTTTGCAGTTTATCCAGACCTTCTTCGGCAATCCAATAACGGATAGGATGTGATGCACGAGCAAGATTTTTCCACTGCTTCCAACCCGGGCTGGTTTCGAAGTTGGGTTTAGCAGTGCCGCGAAGCCAATCGGCAAAACGGCTGCAACTCCAGTAATTAGATCTCATCTTCTTTGTACTCTTTTCGATTTTTGCTATAGTTTACAGTTGCGTTCCAGAACCCGATCAATCCATGACACGCAATAGCAAGGAAAGTTGAAAAAATTTGAACTGCTCCAATGATCAGAACAGCAATAAGTGCAGTCATAATCAAGTCAACTTCGTGTGCAGTATTATAATACGCTAGACCGAATATAATAGCGTAGAATCCCAAATCCCAGAGATGCTTTTTCATTTTGCTTCCTTTTTAGCACGATAGTCGGCTTTGAACTGTTTTACGTCAGTGACTGCACTGGTAAGTGCGGCTGCATAGTTAATTGCAGTCTGCTCATCCAGCACAATAGTAGTATCCATTTCGGCATAGCCTTTGATGAGAATTTGCCAAATTTGCTGCCAGCGGTTCATTTTCCACCATTTAGTATGGTTCTTTGCATAGATATGAACACTAACATCAACTTCGTCTGCTTCTACATTCAGTTCATGTGAGCAATCATCATTGCCGCAACTGCAACGAATATGATACCATTTGCTATCACCCCACTCGCTGGTTTTTAAAATACCCTGTGCAGGTTGTTGTGCGTTCATAATCTTCTCCTCAATGAATTGTATTATAGTTGGATTCGTCGTTAGGGTCAAGTCCAAAATACTCAATACACATTCTTGCAATAGTGTTTGGTACTTCTTTTAAATGTTCTTCGCCGCGTGGAACCCATATACCTTTGAGACTGCCGTCTTTGCCAACAACCAACCCATAGTCATCGTCTTCTAGTGTTTCGCTCAGTTCTAAATAATCATGCCTCATTGCTCTCGCCTTTTAGAGTCTCTAACATACGGTATTTGTCCAGTTGACAATGATACTCGTCTGCCGCAGATTTTAGTTTAGGATATTTGGTTTCTAGATCAAAGTCTCTGTTGATTACAACTTTTAGACTCTTGCTTATTTCGTCAAGAGATTTTTGATACTGAAGAATAGGATCTAGTTTTTCACGCTCAATGTCATCGATCTTAACATAGTGTTGGCTTTGACTAGGATGATAACTATCCTTAGGAACAACGCCGGCATCAATCCAGTTGGCTCGGGCCTTTTCTATGCCTTCGTGATCGACGTGTATATAGGGTCTGTCGTCACTAAACTTGCGTTCGCCACAGTTGCATTTGTAAAACCGTATCTGCCAATGCTTGGTTTTTTTGGTATCAGTATAAGTTGTATGATACTTGTCGTTGACTGCTACTAGTTCCCAATCATGCTCGTGCCGCGGAGCAAAAAGTCGTGCAATAAAGTTCATCGTTTACCCTGATAACGTAGATCAAAAATTTTATCTCTTACACGATTATTATACCAATTACGGTCTTGCTTGTCAAGCAGTGTAAGTAGATATTCAAGATCTTCGTCGCTTAACGCCACATCAACTGCGGATTCTGCTAACACAGTATAACCTCGGTTTTTTAATTCTTCCACTATTTCGTTGTCGTCGAACTCATCGAGATCTACGTCAACGTCTACATATGTTTCAATTGTTTTAACAGCCATTTTCAATTACCTTCTTTTTGATGGTTTTGTATAATCCTGGGTTTACTTTTAATGCGTGTGGCATTAGTTCATGTCTAATATAGTTTCTTGTGTACTTGATATCCGCATTGCTAGGATCTTCAACATACGGTACCGTGTGCATATTAGACCACAAGGCAATATCACGTTTCATATTTAATCTAAACGGACGGATAACGTTCTTTCTACGATACGGTACAATTTTACCAGTACCGTGCAGCGAACTAAAGATCCAAGTTTCCACGCAGTCATCCAAGTGATGTCCTGTAATCACAGGTGCGTCTGTAAATAGGTCCAAGAACTCGTAGCGTTTTTCTCGCCAAAATTCTTCATGACTCATATCTTTTGGCTTGTCTTCACGAATCTTACCGCCGATAAATTTGATATCGTTTTTAATACAGTAGTCATCAACAAAGTCTAGAGTGTACATAGAATTGCTGGTTCTATGATCAAAATGTAATACAGTTACATCATGATTGTTTTGTAGAAAATTTAAAATTGCCATACTATCAATGCCGCCGGAGCAGGCAAGATATACTTTGCGGGGGAGTTTGCCTTGGATCTTAATCATATTTTTTATTATAAGGCATAGACCGCAATTGGACAAGAAAAAACTATTTCATATCCACTGGAGTCATTGTGCCTGTTTCCCTATGTTTAGTAAATGATACTGTACCGTCTGACTTTAGTCGCTAAAACGGCTCTAACTCAAGTGGCTTGGTCATCTTTGTCATCGTGTTTAAGAATAATCATATTGTCACCGCTGCCAACTGTTTTAAGATAGCCATCTTTAGCAAGGCTATCAATGGTAGTAGAAACAGACTGTTCAACCAGATCGTAGTTTGCTTTTGTACGACCCACTGAATATCCAAACAGTGTAAACACAACTGCGGTACCGAAGATGAAAGATTCAACAACCATTATTTTTCCTCAATATATGAAAGTTTAACGTAATTCAATTTAGTCATCGGCAACCGAGTGTCATACTCGATCTCATGCTTTTTGGCTTTTGCCCTTATACTATATTTACTGCCGATTTCGTATTTTTTGTCTTTGTTAAAATGCACAAGATTGCCGCCAACACCAGCAATATAACTGTAAAGATTGTAGTCTTTGAGATAAAACGAACGAAGGATTTCCAGTTCGCCTGAGATTGAACTGTCAACGTTATAATGCACAGAATCAACAAAATCAGTTTTGAGACGACGACGGTAAGCAAGATCGTGCAGTTCTCGTTGAATCATTGCAGGAACATAAGCAACAAAGCCTACATTCTTAGGTGTACATTCTTCGCTGCTAAACGCAGCAAACGTATCACGCTGAAACTGACTGAGATCGTTGCCAATCATAAGAAACGTGTAACGCTTGAAATGACTGCGGGCAGATTCTAGAGCAGCAACATCTTCATTCGTAACTTCAACAGGCTCGAACTGTTCAGGAACCCAGTGATTCTTGCTGCCTTCGCTGATGGCCTTGAGAGCAAACATAAACTTGATAGCATCCTTGTTGCCCCAAAAGGAAACATTGCCATCCTTATCGTATACAGTTTCTTTGTAGTAGTTTTTGTTGATACGATAGATAGCAAATGATAGTTTAAGTGCTTCATCAGTTGAAAACGTATCCATAGCCGCCTCGTTGTGTGCCTACATGTTCAACATACAACAAGACGCACGGGTTGTCAATCTTTATTTTTTTTTGTTAACTTCGAACAATTTAGGATCTAGTTCTTTTTTCTTTTTTCTGTCTTTGCGCCAGCCTTCGCGCATTTTTTCTCTCTTGGCAAGTTCTTCTGCTTCTGGACTCTTTGGAGTAGGATCTGGCAAAGCCTTGACTGAGTCCAGTGTAGGAACAAATGCATCATAGGCATTTTTATTCATCTCAAACCCAACAAATTTTCTTCCATAGCGTAGTGCGGTTCTGGCTGTGGTAAATCCTCCGCAGAACGGATCCATCACAACATCGCCTCTGTTGCTGCTGTAAAGAACAAATTTTTCAATAAACGATTCGTTGAGTTGATTCTTGTTTTTCAATTGTCCAGGATTATGAGCCCGAGGCATGTCCTGCACTGTAAGACGGTCGTGATAACTGTCTTTTTGATCTGTGAAATAAACATTACTGTTGAATGTTCTTGTTTGCTTGCCCTTATCGGGCTTTTGCCAAAACAGAATGTGATAGTGACTGCTGACCCACTTGTTTTTTGTACTCACACCAAAACTGTATTTTGCAATGATATGATTGACTTCTTTCAAGTCAGTGCTGTGCAATGCATTTAGAATATGATGAAGGTTTGTATAACCACTTACAATATAGATACTGCCGCCCGGACGTAGTACTCTAGCACATTCGCCGATCCAGTCTTTGCTAAACTGTGCATAGGTTTCTAAAGGAACGTCCACATACCCAGGTACAACAAAACTTTCGTCACGATGATAGTGAGCGTCCAGTTTGTCGCCGTCAATACCGTAAGGCGGATCTGTAAAAATAAGATCCACGTTGCCATCGGCAACGTGGTCTTTGATTCCTGTAATGCAGTCTTGATTATAGACCTGGAATGTCATTGCGAATTGCATCCATAATTAGTTGCTTTAGATTATTATTATACGTGTTTTCACAAAGGATACGACCAGAAACTTCCGTAATTGCTGCTTTGGGTACTTTAACAACAACACCGTCGCCTTGAACTTTGGCATGTTTCAACACTGTCTTTTTGTCGAGAACAAAAGCACCGTCGTTGCGTACTACAATCACACAATCTGCTACATGTGATTCGGGCAAGGTTTTGTTCTTGTTGGTGCCATTTGTGTTGCTTAGTTTTACTTCGTAGTTTTTACGTAGACTACCATCTTTTTTGTACATATTATCGCTGAGTTGACTTTTTAATTCAACGTCGATGTTGTGTTTTGGCCAAACGTAATCTCTGTGATCTTCACCGACATATTTTAGATTATTGTTTGAGTGTGTTTCTACTGTTAGTTCTGCAATCAGACCTTTGAGAAATCTCCATTGTGCATCATTAAAGTCTTCAAGAGAGTTTCCATATTCAACAATTCCTTGCCAATTAAACGCCTTTAGATCTGTTAGGATTTCTGTGTTTAGCATTGTATGTTCCTTTAAATTTTAATAAGTATAACATCAATTTATCATGGTGTCAAGACAAAAACAACCTAAAGTGATCTGCTAGGGTCATAGTTGTGTCTACTGATACACCGTCGTGAGTTACAAACAGATTTGCTGTATCAAAGCAATACTGATAGCGGCACCAAAAGTTATAGATATCTGGTGTGCGGCTAGCCCAACCCTTTTCACGTAGCAGTGTGTCTTTTTCTACGCTGATACGTGCTGTGGGCATATTGCAAGCCTGTGTAGGAGTAATTACACCAGCCAACAATAGATCTCGAACGGTGCTGTTAGGAACCATGTGTTCAAAAATTCCGTTGCCTTCGAGCCCTACTTCAACGTAGTGTGCGCCAAAGTTTTCTTTGATGCAGTAGCCATGATAACGCCGCAGTGCATTGTCGATATCATCACGAATCAAACGATAAGTCTGTTCATCGTTTTTGGTATTATGATACAGGTAAACAAGACGAGTAAGATTGTTAGTAACGTATGCTGCCGTAGCAGCATACGATTCTAGGTTACGTTTAGTGCGAACATATACAGGTTCGCGAAAACGTTCAATTGCTTCTTTGAGCATTTAAGCAGCCTTTTTAGGAAACAGTCCAGGAGCAGGATTTTCAGCAAGTTGAAGTTTTGCACCGTCGCCGTGGTAAGGAAGGTTGAGTTTGCCGCCGTTGATTATGTACAGTTCACGAATGAAGTTAGACATAATGTTTGGTGCATCCCAACCGCGACCCGGCGAAACATAACTCACTTGCAGTTTTGCTTTTTCTTTGAACAAAGAACCATTAACCGAAGTACTGCGATTGAATGTTTGTGCAATGGTTTGCAGAACTTCTAGCATCCAACCATCAGGCAGTTCCTGACGACTATCAAGACGGCTCAGTTCATATAGCCCGATGTACAAGTCTTGGTTAACTTCTTCGTCGTGTTTGTACACAGTTACAATTGCATTGAGAATACTGTCAAGGGTTTTGCCGCTCTTGTCAACGTCGATGCCTTTGTAGGCATATGCAAAGTGTGAAAAGAAGTAATCGTTGGATCCGCGCAATTTAACACTACGACGAGTGCCTTTGTCTTCAAGATCAATTCCGTTCTCATCAAATTGATCCTGCATAGTACGAGCCTTGAAGTTCTTTTCTTCGGTACTGCCAAGTTTGTAACGAGTAAGAGCGTTACGATGCAGATCGCCGGGGCTCAGTTTCTTAACACCAGACTCGTTGAGTTCTTCAAATGCATAACTAGGAAATGCAGGGTCGTCGGTGTTTACAACAGTGCAAGGAACATGTTCGTAGCCAAGCAATGCAGTTGCAATAGTACGGTGTTGCCCGTCATAGGTTAGAATTTGTTTTGCACCATTCACACGGCAAGCAGATGCAGGTGTGCAAAGACGAGGATCATATTTTTTAAGAATGGTAATGATGTGTTTGATGATTACATCACGTTGAACTTCGTAGTCAATCCAAAGTTCGTTGATTGGAACAAGTTTTCCACCTTCGGGAAATTTATGTCCGTTGACATCTACACGATTACGAAAGATCGCAAGATTTTCATCTTTGATAGCAAAATTGGCAGCAAGATCGACTTTGACGTCGGCAATTATATCCGTAAGTTTACGGGTCGCACGTTTGTTCATTTATTTTCTCCATTGAACAATTCAACTGCTAGGAGCACAATGCCCTTCGCTTTAGTTAATATAAACGATGATTAGTCTGTTGTCAAGTTAAATTCTAAACATAATTCTGCCTTTGTCAAGATCGTATGGTGTCATTTCAATTTTAACACGATCACCTTGTACCAGGCGAATTTTGAACTGGCGCATTTTGCCTCCAGTATAACAGGTTACTCTATGCCCGTTTTCTAATTCAACACGAAATGTTTGATTGGGCAGTACCTCTATGATACTGCCTTCTAATTCTAATATATCTTCTTTAGCCATTCTCTACCTTGGATATAGCGACGCCACCTTCTTCTAACACTTCAATCTTTAAGACGTCGCCTGGTTTCCAGCCCAACTGTTCAGCAATTTCCTGAGGAATATTCATTAACACGTTCTCAGGGTCGCCGTTGATGTCTTGAAACACTTCTTCAACTGAATACGTTTTATTTACCAAAACGTTCTCTCCATTTGCCTTGTAGAGTATCTACCAAGTTCTTTGGCATTAATTTAACACTTTTCAATGTACTGTTGTCTTTCTTTTTTTCTTTAACATGTGCAACAGCATTGCCGCTGCTGGTAGCACTAACTATATATCTATTTTTTTCTGTTACTATTTCCCAGCGCATTGTTCTTCCTTGTTTGGCGATCCGTTAGCCACACACTGTTGGACGAGTGCTTGTGACCCTTAACTAACTTTGAGATTCGTAGTCATAGATTTCGTTAGTTAAGATTTATGGTTTCGGCAGTAGGCCGCGACGGACCAAGCGCGGCACTCTACTGCTGTTACTAGACTACGATAGATCTTAGCACTTGTCAAGTGCTATTTTAAAAAGTCGTTGACTGCGCTAAATACAATACGCAAGGCGTGAGGGCGCACTTATGGATTTTTTATCACTTGTTGGCGAAGTAGGCTTTCCTATAGCCGGGGCATTAGCAGCCGGGGGATTTGTTTTCTTAACACTAAAGTTTATTCTAGCAGGAGTAACTGGAAGTGTTACAACTCTAAAGAATATTATTGCACAACTGGATAACCGTGTGCAAACTATGAATAATGATTTAGTTAAAATTGATGCATTATTGAGTTATGCATTGAGTGTTAAGCCTAACATAGATCGTATTGCTGCAAACGAAGGTAAAAATGATGCGAGACGTGACTAATGGAATTTGACATAGCAGGTGCAATTAAAGACTTTGGATTTCCTATCATTGCAGCAATGGGCATGGGCTACTTTGTTTTCTTTATATGGAAATGGGTAACCGAAGAAATTGATCCAGTTGTTGGCGAAACAATGGGTACATTGATTAAACTTGTTGATCGTGTACGCATGTTAGACAACGACATGATACGTCTAAACAGCAAACTAACAATGGTATTAGAATATCGCCAGCACCTAGATATGTTACCACAGGATAAAAAAGATGATCTTGATGAAATAATCAACAAGTATCAAAGTCGAAGTCAAGTGTTCAACAGCACTGGCAGAGAAGATAAAAAAAAATAATAGAGGGAGAACCAGAAATGGCAAGAACACCAAGAACACCAAAAACACTACAAGAAGACAGTCAGTTCAACAAGTTTGACACAGACGGCGACGGAGTTGTTTCCGACGACGAACTTGCAAAAGCAGAACGTATTGTTGACTTAGAAAACAAGGATCAAAAAGAAGACCAACTTAGAAGAATGGCATGGGTAGCCATGTTAAGTATGGTTGTCTTTACAGTACTATTGTTTTTACCTTTTATTGGAATTGAAAGATTGGCAGCATTGGATAATATCCTAAGCATGTTCTACATTGCACAAGCAGGCGTAGTAGCATCATTCTTCGGATCCAGTGCTTATATGAGTCGTTCATAACGAACGTTTTATTTGAATAATAACAAGGAGCCTGTGGGCTCCTTGTCTGCTTTTTTATTTTGTATCTGATATATATGTATAAGACATAGAACAAAAAGGCAAAACTAGCATGATTTGGATAGATTATAATATAACTCAAGCCGGCGGCAATTTTAGAGTCGAAGGTGAATGGCCTGGAGAAGTTATGGGGCTCGACAGACAGGGCAATCCCGGAAACAAGAAACGTCCGTTGTATCAACCCGGTGATGTTTTTATAGTTAACAAGGATGGGTGGCTTGTTAAACAAGAAGAATTGACATCACTGATGTTAACATATGAGAGTAAAAAATCTACTTTGTCAGGGCAATAAACACGCCATTCCAATCTGCTGGCAATGTTTGCGTTTTCATGTATTCACAACGTTCAATCCACATATCGTAGTATTTTTCCATTTTGCCGTCAAATGCTCTGCGAATTAAATTACACTGTTCTATTGCTTCATCAAACTGTTTCATACGATATAGTTTGTGCATTTGATCATGATGTTTTTTACTGGTTTTCCATGTTGGTTTAACATCGTCTAATACAGTATAGATAGCAACACCTACAGTTTTACCTTTAACTGCTAAGTCATCTACTTTGAGGAAGAAGAATTCGTCTTTGCACTGTTCTACTGTAGCGCCACCCACGAGTAATAAGCAGCCGTATTCTTTACATTTTGATTCGATTCTTGCGGCGGTGCTGACTGCGTCTCCAAGTACGTCGTAACTGTGACGTTTGGTTGACCCCATTTCTCCGATGTATCCGAGACCTGTGTTGATTCCGGCGCCCATGCCAACTGGTGGTCTTCCTTGGGGTATGATGACTGTTTCATTAAAATTCTCTACTGCTCGTAACATTTTTAAACCAGTAGCAACTGCTGTCTTTGCATGTTCAGGATCGTCTACTGGTGCATTGTGTATATGCATACTTGCATCACCGATATATTTAATAATCATACCGTTTGCATCTAGCACAGGCTGTGTGATAGCATCCATGTATCCATTCATTATTTTAGTAAGTCCTGCAACATCGTCGCCGAAACTTTCACCTAATGGTGTAAAGCCACGTAAATCGCTAAACAGTATGCTTACTTCTTTCTTCATGCCTTTCTTGACAAGATCTGGGTTTGTTTGCAATAACTTAACTACGGCAGGTGATGCATATCCTTCGAACTGTTTCTTGATTGCTTGCTTTTGTAAGAACTCACTTACAAATTTGATTACATAACGTATAATACCTACAAGCAATAGAAACGCCGCAGGTAAAAATCCATCAATCAAGAAGTTGTAGGTAGCAAAGGCATAGATGCTACCACCGATTGACCCACCTACAAGTATTACAAAAATGCCAATGCCCGCATAAGTCCAACGTGCAGCAACTATTAGTGCTAATCCGGCAAGTACAAATGCTAATAATTCGGCACCTGGTGACCATGCAGGGCGTTCTATGTTACTTGCATTAAACACTGTGCCTAACATCATAGCCTGTAGTTCATGTGGCCACACGCCGCCTTTGGCTGTTGCAATTGGTTGTGTAATGCCAGCCGCAGTAGGACCTACAAATACTATACCTCCGGCAAAGTCTGCAGGTAGTTCTGCTGCACTGTGACTGCTAAAGCCTTGACTCCAGTCTAACCATACTCTACCAAGTCCATCAGTTTGTAGTACACCGTATTGCGGAATTCGTAATTTGTCAACTCCCAACGGTGATAATTTGATTTGGAAACTAGGATCCCCTGCTAGAACTCTAAGCACTTCCATAGTAACGTTAGGGTATAGTATTCCTCCACTTTCTAGTACTAGCGGAGCACGTCTGACAACTCCATCAATTTCTGGAAAGGTATTGATAATTCCTGACCCAACTGCTGCATTTTCAATGGCAGGCACGTTTGCTGTGATGCCAGGCACGGCAGGGATAAGATCAATAAAGTCACTATTAATGATACTAGCACCAGGGTTGATTGGTTCATTTTTATTTTCCTCAGTTCCTAACATTGTAACTACAACAGGATAATTACCCATAGTAGTTGATAGTATCCTGTCTTGTCCTGCTCTGTCTGTTTCGCTCATCAACACGTTAAACACAACTAGTCCTGCGCCACGTGCATATAGATCCTCTATTAGTTTAGCATAATCGCCTCTTGGCCAAGGCCACTGACCGCGAGCAGTAATACTTGCTTCATCTATATTAACTGTATAAATGTTATTTTCTACAGGTGCTTGATTTACTATCAACTGATCAAAATATCGTAAACGTAGACTTTCCAAAAAATCAGGGTTACTGAACTGTAACCAGCCCAACAACCCTAAAATTACAATGCTCCAAACAGGTGATAATAACAGTTTTTTCACAATTTTTTTCCTAACAGTTTTGCTTTTAGTGCATCCATTTCTTGAGATTTATTTTTTACCGGGTGTTTTTCTTCCGCCACCACATACTGGGATTGTGCTTTAGAATTTTTATAGGGTTCTTGGTCCCATCCATTGCGGCTTCTAATAGCGGCGATGCGGGCCTGAATTTCAGCAACTCTAACAGAGATTTCTGATGCTCCGGGGTTTTCATTTGCTTCTTTCAAGAATAGATTTCTAAACCAGTTCATTTAGTATATTTATTTTATAAACTCTATAATTTTAAATTATAGTTAGTTAGAAAGATAGGCTCCGAAGAGCCTATCTTGTTTTTACATTAGAACTTTAGTGAAAGACCAGCACTGATTGATGTGCTGCTTGATGTTTCTGTTCCAAACTGTGTTGCTGAAACATTTACATTTGCTTTTCCTATGTCTTTGTTAACGCCAATCCCTAGCTTTGTGCTACCATCAGTGTTATAAATTGCACTCAAATTTACCAATCCTACATCTACGTCAGCACCAATAGTTGCATAGCCGTAGGTTTCTTCAGAACCGGTGTTGACCAGTTTGGCTTGTATGCTTCCTATTTCGCCATACCCATCAGTTGATTTTTTGCCAACAGTATACCCTAATATTGGATGTACAACATTTGTATTTGGACGTAGTTCAATGCTTGCCCAATTATCAGTTGCCGATGTTAATCCGTGTGCAGAAAAGTATGGACTAAAAAGTACACAGCAAGGACCAATAGTTCTACTGTACGCTAGATCAGTTGACGCAGTGTTAGCAGTACCGGTGATTGTAAATTTTTCCATTTCTTTGCCAACTGTTATACCAATTTTAGTTGTTCTTGACGCACCAGTTGAATTGTTACCTGACAACTCCGATGACATGCTAACAAGGCCGCCGCCTATTATTAAACCACTGTCAGTTGTGGTATTTACACCTAGTGAGAAGTACTGTGTATCAGCAGTGTATCCGGTGTCTGTTTCACTGCTGATGCGTCCGGCGTTAACACCAGAACCGAATCCAATGTTATGTGCTAGATTTAGGTCTAACATTGCATTTATTTGGTCCATACGTCCTATAAATGGTAGAGGGAAAGTAATTGCTGTAGTGATGTCATTGCGTAATACTGTTGTGACTGTTGGTGTTCCATCTGTTACAACAACACTGCTGTCACTGTAAGTATCTGTAGTACGCACAAATGATGTGGTAGTTACATCAACTGGTGTTGTTGTAGTTGTTGTGGTTTCACGAGCAATTGTTTGCACGCCATCTGCTACACTGCTGTCGTGTGTTGTAATACTTGCTGTTAGCACAGGAAGTGTTGTACTCGGTGCTTCGGTTGTTGAAGTTATTGTAGCAGTTGTAGTAGAAGTAATAGTAGGTGTGCCGCCACCGCTTGCTGCATCAGTTGCACTTCCCACGTCGGTTAGTGTCCATCCAGTTGGTAACACGCCGGGTGTTCCGCCGCCAGCACCACCGTCAATTGCAGAATCTGCTGCATCAAACGCACTTGGTCCAAATATATAAGCATAACTTGCTGTGAGAATATCGCCTGCGCTAACACTTAACCAATTCCACGAAAGACCAATTGTATCATCTGCATTACAATATAGTACGCCTGCGCCGCAAGATGCATCTGCATTTATGTATGAATCTGCTTCTGAGCTCCAACTGTTGATGCCTGCTGCTACGTTTGTATCTGTTGAATATAAACCTAGTGCATAACGTGAAACAGTTGCTTCGCTGAATGCAACGTTAGTTGATGGGATACCTGAGTAACCTAATACGTTGTCTGTGCTTGAGCTATCGCCGGCCATACCTTGGCTATCCGGATCGATAAATTTACCAAACCAAACACTTGATGCTGCACTACCAGCAACAATTGTTGTTGTCACATCAACAAATGATGCAGTTGTACCCAATGTAAATGTATTTGTAACATTCCATGTTGAACTGCCAAATGCTCTATCGCCGCTCCATGTTAACGTGTTAGTACCGTCAGTTAATCCGTCTGCATCAACAAATGATGTAGAACCGGTATTGTTGTTTGCAGCATTGACGCCGTCAACCTTAAGAGAGAATCCGTCAAACGGTGCTCCTGGTGTTAGATAATCAAAGCCAGCGTTGAATGTTCCTGTTCCAGTTGGATCGAATAGTAGGCCAGGACTGGTTCCGCCACCGCTTCCAAATGTACCGGAGTTTTTGTTTACACCAGCCTTAACCCAATTATTTTCAAGTACACCCATGCTGGATGTGCCATTAATGCTACTGGTATCAGCAAATGCTGTTGTGCTTAGTAAAAGAGCCAGCACAGTGCCCCCTATTATTCGTCTCATTTTTTGCCCTCCATGAGATCTTGTTATGTTATTTAAGTTGTAGTTCTATTCCTAAAACCACGCCTATATTAGTTTCGTCGTTGTTTTTTTCAAAACCTGGCGCAACAAAAAATCTTGCCTTTCCCATATCGTAAGTGCCTCTAGCATACGGAGTAATTGCACCAAGTTCTTCATAGCCTGTTGCTATAGTAAACTCGATACCTGTTTTTTCAGTTGGTTCTAGTCTATAACCTCCGTAAAGACTAATCCTTTCTTCGCTGTTGTAGTATGCGCCTGCGATAAAATTATTTTCTTGTAATCTTAAATGCGGATGTAGACTATTGTAATCTCCCTCCATTCCTAAATGACTGCTTAATGCCATTGCCCATATTAAATCCATTTGTTACTCCTGTTGATTGATATTAATTGTATTATTTCCTACACCTATCCTATATCCGTATATACTAAATCCATTTTGAACCACACCCAGTGTATACCCATATCCTTGACTTAACATTAAATCAATCATATGAGAATTTTCGCTTCTTCTAAAAATATTATTAGGCGGAACCTCGTCATAAAATATTCCTGTTTCAGGATCCAATCCTAAAAACTTTTCTTCAAAAAACGCAGTATTTTGTGTGTCTAGTTCGCTTAATAACTTTTGCATCACTTCTTTCATCACTGCTGTCAGTTGATCTACAAACACTTCGTTGAGATATGTGTTTGTATCCAAGTCTGTTACCCATATATTTTTAATACCCTCCACAAGCGGATCCTTGTCTAATTCATCAAAAGCCAAAAAGTCTATGTCTAGTAAATCAACTGCTGGCTGTGCATCTTCTGCTGCTTCGTCATAAGGATCAACTCGTCTAACAATCAGCATACTACGAAGCATGTCTTCGGGCAGTTCTAATATTACAGGTGGTTTAGGTACCATACCGTTATGAGCAACCACTGTGGTCTGAAAGGCTTGATTCATTATAACTATACCTTCGTCTGTTTCAACAGTTATTTCGCCAACCACGCACATGCCAGCAGTGTTGCAACTTGGCAACAGTGTAACCATACTGCCGCCGATTTCGTCTACAATCATCATAAAGTCTGTTCCACGTACACCGATAGTTGCACTTGGTGTTTCGATATTAACATTTTGTCTGCTGTTCTTAGCAATAGCGCCACTGGCATAACGAACAGCACCTAGCGTTGCTCGCATACTCAATTCACCAGTACCACTGTTAGGATCATACACAAACTCATCAATGACCATGCGGCTGTGTTCAGTAACATCAACACGAGTATCGTCCGCAAACTGTAATTGCATACGACCGTTGGCAGTAGCAATTGTATCTTGCATTTCGAGTCCTACACCTTGTTCTCCGAGTATCTCTGTGGACTCACGCTTAACAATACCACTGCCATCGATGGTTGCTATTTCGCCTACATTGGCATATGCGGTATTAGCTATCAACAGCAATGGTATAATATATTTCAGCATTAATCAGTCTGTGTAATTGTTACAGTCCCGTCGTTGGCCGTTGATGTTACATTAACGGTCTTGTCCGTTAATCCGCTTTGTGTTATGTTGATATTATTTCCGCCACCTGTTAAATCATAGGTAATACTGTGTCCGTTTACACCGCCTGCATCATCTTGATCTATGGTAACAGTGTTGCCGCTGGCTGCTAAACTATTGTCAATGGTAAATGTAACATCAGCATTGGTTGCATCCAAGTTGGCTAAAATAACGTTGCCGTCGCCGTCGATGGTAAATTCTGCTACAAGGTTATCTGTAACTTTATTTTCACCAATATATACGCTAAAGTCGTTGCTGTTTCCATTAACTGTAATGTCAACTGTTACAATTTCGCAGTTTGCGCCGTTTGTTATATCGCAGGTTAAATCAACTGTGTTGCTGTCCCCGTTGAATATCCAGTCACCTGTATATGTATTGCCCTTAATAGTTGCTGCTATAACGTTATAATCGCCGTTTTGTGTAATATCAAATGTCATATCATCACCTGAAAGCAAGGCAGGTGCAGTTGTTGACAGGTCGCCGATCTTGTTGCCAGAACCGGTTTGACTAACAGTCAATGCAAGGTTGTCCCCTATTTGTTGTATGTAGATTTCGTTAGCCAAGGCCGCAGAACTAACTAGTACAAACAAGGCCCCTATTATTATTTTTTTCATTTTTTATTGCCCTCATTTAAAACTCCACAGCTCTCTACGAGCTCCTTCGTATATTAGTTCTATTATTCCTGCCTCTATTGCTGCCCTCACAGCATAGTTGGTAGGTTCGTTGACACTAAATCCACTCTCGATTTCCAGTGCCTTGGTGCTCATGTCTAAGAACTTAAATACATCTGCACCAGTTTTGTGACTAGCTATAGTTTTCTCAGTAGCCACACTTATTAGCACTCTTCCTGTGCTAACACTTACTAAACGCATTGCAACTGTTACAGTATCTACTCTGTACTCCGATCCTGCGCCTATTCCAAAGTAACGTGCTCCGGTTCCTCCTGTTGCTACGTTACTGTCATATCCCACTATTCCGCCTTCTAGTATCAACCCTGCAAATTGCATAGGATTCAATGGATCAGGATTGTCTAAATAATTTTCTCTTGTTTGACGTATAAGTTGACGTTCTGCAATTACATTGTCCATGCCTACACGTTCTACAACTTCAAACCAACTGCCGTTGCCTACCTGCATCAGTGCATCTATTACCCAAACTTCTGCACCTTGTGTTACTGCACTACTCAAACTGCTAAAGTTATCTGCTGGCTCTCGTTGCCCGGTTTTGTCTGTGAAACTGTAAACACCGATAGTCATCTTAGGTCCATTTAGTGCAGGAACATTTGCAAGTTCTACACGCAAGGGATTATCTTGAATTCTCGGTTCTTCTATGATTTCACTGGCTTGTTCTTCTATCGACACACATCCAGTTAGAAATAACAATCCTACTAATGCTGCTTTAATCAAAAGTTAAACTCCCCTGCGCCAGGTATAGTAATAGTGGTTGTTCCTTCATCGCTTACAACCTCCAAAGTAATACTACCGGTAACAGTGTCTTTGCTCCAACTAATAGTACTGCCTTCTATTTCAGTTGTACCACTGGTCGGACAAGTTGCTCCTGTTTCATCAGCACAAGACTCGAACATAGCATCCACCATCTGCTTGGATAGTGTAGCATATATTCTACTTTCTATGTTGCGTAAAAATTTGTTGAGTGTTGAGTTTTCTAATTCTCGCTCTATGCGTTCTTGTTCAGCAGCAATAGCATCGTCAATATCTTTTTGTCTATTGAACCCTAGTTGTTCAATACCCAACACATGATTACTATACCCTTCACCGCTAAAACTTGGATTTTTAAATGTATGAACTAATTCTGCATTTGCAAATGTCGGTAATAGCATCAACATGACTATCGAGATTTTTTTCATTAAGACAGCGCCTCCACTATATATTTACTGTAAGAGGCAAAAAAATTTTGTAGTCGTATTATAGATCGGGTAATAAATACCGTATAGAGGAGAATGTTGTGAAAGCACCTAAACCTAAATGCAAAAATTGCGGACACGAATGTCACTGTCACGAAGACTGCAAACATTGTCGTAACGATGTTTGCCACAGGTGCGAACACGACGAGAAGGCAGTAAAATAATTAAGTTACGCTGAAACTTAATTTGGCTTTGCCAGGATCTGTAGAACTTGCTTTACTATAAAGTTCTATTTTACCTGTGGCCATTTCTTTATTTGGCCACAATACATCAAATGTAAGTTTGCCGTTTTTGGGTCTAGCAAAAATTTGAATAAAGTTTTTTTGCAATATTTCTCTTGCCATTGGTTCAAAATTTGGTAATGCATTATTTTTATTTACTGCTTCAATTATTGCTTTAGTAAACAAATAATGAATTATACCTCCCGGAGTGGCTTCGAGTTTAATTCTTTCAAAGTTTGATCGTCCAACAATTTTTCTAAATTTATCAGATAATTCACTTACATCTCTCTTGTTGTAAAGGCGACTGTTAGTAAATTGTTTTATTAGTGCTAGATCTTCGGTTGTAATCGGTAAGGCTTGTCTAAACAATGGATCAATTGCATCTGGATTATATTCAAAAATTTTATTCAACCCTAGGAACGGCTGCTTTAATGCATCCGAAGATTGTAAAGTTTTGATTACATCAACTTCTACTCTATATTCGTTGCTTTTTTCTAGATTTTCAGGAATTTTTAAATTGTTTAAACTAGGTGGAGCGCCCTTGCTGCCGCCCTTGCTGCTGATTAAGATCATATTTCCGGTGTTGGCATTTTCAAAACTACCTATGCTATCACCTAGAGCAAAGTTGCTTTGCTGTGGAAAGTTTATATAAATTCCTTCTAAGTTGTTTACACCTAAATGCTCAAACCATTGATCTCTTGTGGGAAAGTTAGCAATACCTTTAATTAAGGCTAACACACCTAGATATTCTCCTGCATAATCTCTAATTGCAGTTTGAAATTCATCAGGAACGTTGTTTAGACTTGGAAACTTTCCTGCTTGAATTTCTTTTGCCATTTCGATAATATACTTTCCGATATCAGATTGTGACAAAGTTTTATTTTGTGTTACTTCATTGAAAACCTGTGACGCAGGAAATCTCTCGTCATTAAAAATTTGACTGGGTTTAATTTGATACTTTTCTTTATCGGATACACTTTTTCCAGCGGCTAGTTTTATTTCATCTGATTTAAACAGTGTACTAACTAGAACAGAAATTTTTCTAGCTTTAAGTTCCTGTTGTGCAGGTTGACTTGCGTTAGGAATGTTTGCGTCTGCGATCTGCATAAGTGTAATAGGAACCTGTTTTTTTAGTTCTGCTTGAACCTGTTCAGGAGCTAGGTCCTTTAGAGATTGAAGATACGCATCACTTATTTTTTGATCCGTATTTTGGACCATATAACCAACTATTTTATCTTGTCTAGAAGACACTTGCTGTCCTGGCAAAGGCATCAACGAGCCCTTTTCGCCCGACTTTCCTACTGGAAATTTGTGATTTGGATCTTTGAGTAATTGGTTTACCGCTGGAAGGTATTTGTCGTCGGTGGGTTTTCCCAGTAGGCCTTCAACTAATTTAAAATCACTATAACGCATAAATTTATTTCCTATTTAGTATATTTATTCAATGTCTGGAAACAAACATTCTTGTACGAATGCTCTTACATCTTCTTCGTTGAGCCCTAATGCTGTCATAGTACGTGGTGTATGTGGATTTTGTTTTTGATAATATGCATAGCGATTTTGTGCAGTCTTACCCAATTCTGCTGTGCAAGTGCCTGCATACTTTTGTATTTCAGTACCGTAATCTTCTAGATTAGCCCACGACAATTGTAGAAGTTTAAGCAGTTCTTCTTCGGTGTTAACATTGCCCACTGCCAACATGTGTTTGCTAAAAATTGCCTGCGCCCATTCAGGTAACTCGCGTTCTTTCTTCCAAGAGTGATCTTTTAGAACATCACCAAACTGTTCAATCATAGCATGGTTGTTGTCGACAGTAGGAGATAGATCGTGAAAGAATCCAGTGACTTTGTTTTTGCCTGCAATTACATCAAGCCCGTAGATTGGTCCAGAATTGTCCAGGTGTGGAAAAATACAAAAGTGCATCATCCAGAGACCTTTTGTTTCTCTGGCATCGACTACATCTAGATGTATGCGTCTTGCCCAGCCACTTTCCCAAACAAGATTGATCCAGCCGGGTTGATTGAATCTGTCCATCCCAGGTTCATTAACACGTTCTGCGACTGAGTCTAAGTTATCAACAACTTCTTCTTGCCAGTCAATTAAGTAATTCCATACTGTCATCTGATATCCCAATAATAATAAATTATACTTTTTTTTCCGTTTACAACGTCTTCTACAGTAGATACCTCAGCATCGGCCCCGAAGACATGGCCGAAGTGAAAAAGATCATAAAGTAGAATGTCACAAATTTTATCCCCGTCATTGAATTTTAATTTTTTAATTAGTTGTTTTTGCTCATTTACAACACTATTAAATAAAACATTGTAATTGTGATTTACATCGTCGTTTATTCTCTCAAAATCTAAATTTTTCCAGTTTTCTCTTATATGACAAATGTTTTTAAATGCTGCTTCGAATCGATGTTCGTTGGAAGTTATGTTGTCATAATTTATTGGAAAACAATATTCAAATGTTTTAAATCCTTGAGATCTTAAGTGTTCTTCTGATCCGGGTTGACCAAACAATATAAACGGATGTCTATTTATTATGGCTCTATATGTTTTTTCAGTAATCCATAAGACAGATCTGTTTGCTCCTGTTTCGGAAATTAGTGACCATGAAGTATCCGAATATAGATTCTGACTGTAGGGAAATCCATCATAACTAAAAAGATTTCCGTACTGTGAAACTTTGATGTTGTCTGGATTTCTTGAAGCAGAAGAAACAAAGTGTTGCAATTCGCCATTGTTGATATTTAAAAATCTCTTAATATCTACTGCATATTCTTTATAATAAAAGAAACTCCATTCCATGTCAATTTCATTTAACAAGTTATTATCTAATAAAAATTTTAATGGTATTAGTCTTTGAGGCTTATGCGCTTTTCCTGTAAGTAACAATCCTCTAAACTTGGATTTATCCCATTTTTTTGCTGTTTGTTGATTGTTGATGGTTGTTGCATGTACTGTCTTGCTTTGGAAAAAATTGTATTTTATAATATTTTTTGGAAGATCATCTTGATCATCTGCACATACACTATATAAAATAAAAAAATCTACATTGTAATTTTTGAGTTTGTTTTTAAAAAAGTTGTGTAAAAAGTTTAAATCTTTAACAAATGTTATTTCCCACATATGATTTAAAACAAATACAATTTGTTCATTTATTCCACGAGACTTTATGTTTTTTAAAAATATTTGCATGTCAGAAAAGCATTCTTCATATTGTGGTGCATCATCCATTACATCACTAAAGTACGGTAATCTAACATGAACAAAAAGTTTACTCATCTAACTCAACAAACAACTGCATTGCAAATTCAAAACAACGATTTGCTTCCTCTGCCATTGAGTCGTTTAACATAGATCTAACAGTTGCTTTGAGTTCTTCTACGTTATCAAAATCGTACATGGTGCCCGAACCAGGATTGCGTTTTCTAATCATTTGCCCGCCGTACATATCGCCAAAATGACGAACATATATGTGTGCAAGTATTCCTTGCCTGTCTAAAGTTATAACATGACGTTCATATTCACGTACAACCGGCATCAGTAGTGCAGATGTTGTGCCGATAGCATATTCTTTTTCAATTTCTCTAAGATCGGCGTAGATTCGTTCTGCTCTGTTTATACTCTTGAGTTCGGGTACTAATGATTTAGCAGCATCTTCCAGTATTGAATAAATCATATATTGATTGTAGAGATATTTGTGATACTCTTCAGGGGTTAGACCTTTAAGTAGTTTGCAAGCGAACTCAGTACGCTCTGCTCGTTGATGTACTTCCCAAGTGAGTTCTTTTAGTTTGCTCATAGTTCCTCTTCAACTCTAATGCGTAGAGGAAATCCGTTGTCTCTGCATAGGCTAGTTGCTTCGAGAGATTTTTGTTCTGCAATTTCGTAACTATAAACACCTACTACTCCACTACCTTCTTCGTGAATTTTCATTGTTAGTGTTTGTGCAGTGTTTTCAGAATGTTTAAATAGTTCGATCAATAAACTAACAACAAACTCCATTGGTGTTTTGTCATCGTTTAGAAAAATAACTTTGTATAAACTAGGTTCTTTAACTTCTACTTTAATTTTTTCATCAATTTTTATGTCAACTGCGGTGCTCATATTTCTTTCCTTTGTTGATGGGGGAGCTCATCACTCCCCCTAGACTTTTTAGCCTTGAATTAGATTTGGTATTTCAATAGCAATCTTCTTAGGCTGCAATGCTTCTGGAACATTTCGCACTAGATGAATGTTTAACATACCAAGTTCGAGTGTTGCATTGGCAACTTCGACATGCTCGGCTAGTGTAAAGGCTCTACGGAATACGCGACCAGCAATTCCTTTGTGTAGATACTTTACTTCCTCGTCACCCTTTGGTGGTGTACCCTCAACAGTCAACGTGTTCTTATCAAGAACAATGTCGAGGTTGTCCATACCAAATCCCGCAACTGCAATAGAGATCATCCATTCGTTCTCATTGATTTCTGCAACGTTGTATGGAGGATAGTTACTTGTGCTTTGTGAGTTAGCAAATTGACGTTCTAAATCATGAAAGATTCTATCAAAGCCAACTGTGGCACGGTGAAATGAAGGTAAGTCTAGAGTTGTAAGTCTTGTCATTTTTTATCTCCTTTTAAAGCAAGATCTTCTGGAACCCAAGTGGCGTTCCACTTTTATTTACCATTGTTCGCATACACACCGTTAAATTGTTGTGTTACACGAACAAAGGTTGTGCATTTGCTAAGTTGTTTTAATGTCTTAGCGCCTGCATATGTGCAGGTAGATCTAATACCGCCAAGCAGTTCCTGTACTGTGTTGTTCACAGGACCTCTGTAAGGCACTAACACCTCCCTGCCTTCTGACGCTCGATAATCTTTCAAGCCGCCAAAATGTTTGTCGTTTGCTGCTTTACTGCTCATACCATAGAACTTGACAAACCGTTTTTCTTCTACAACAAGATTTACACCATCGTGCTGTAGTTGATTTGTTCGGTAGTATTTGGCAATGACTTCACCACCGCCTTCATCATGTCCGGCCAGCATCCCGCCCAGCATCACAAAGTCAGCACCAGCAGCAAAGGCTTTAGCAACATCGCCAGGGCAAGTACAACCGCCATCGGCAATAACATGACCACCAAGACCATGAGCAGCATCCGCACACTCGATGATGGCGGATAGTTGGGGATAGCCGACCCCAGTTTGTATACGAGTAGTACAAACACTGCCAGGACCAATGCCGACTTTAACAATATCTGCTCCAGCAAGAATTAATTCCTCTGTCATTTCGCCAGTAACAACATTACCAGCAATGATTACAATATGTGGATAACGTTCGCGAATATTTCGTACATGATTTACAAATGTTTCTGTGTAACCATTTGCAACGTCAATACACAGATACTTTAGTTGTTCGCTAACATTAAGATAAACCTTGCAAAATTTGTCGTAGTCTGCATTGCTAACGCCAATGCTCATAGCAACATGTTCAGTACGAATGCTGTTGCCTTTAAAGAAATCTATAAGTTCTTGAGCACTGTATGTTTTAACAAGGCAAGTAAATGTACCGGATTTTGCTAGTGTGTCAGCCATGTCAAATGTGCCAACACCGTCCATGTTAGCGGCCATAATAGGAACGCCACGATAGTGGTAATCTTCGATGTTATCTGGAAATCTCGGAACGTAATTTCTAAAACTAAATCTACGTTCTAGGTCTACTTCACTACGACTGCCTAGTGTGCTTCTTTTAGGACGAATAAGAACGTCCTTATAATCTAATTTAACGTCGGTTTCTAACCGCATGTTTGTATATCAAACCTCTCGGTTTGCTTGTGCTTTTTTATAGCGGCGCTTTGCGGCTTCTTTTGCTTTGCGACGCTTGGTGCCTTTGCTTTCAAAGGCTTCGCGATTACGGAGTTCTTGAAAAATGCCATCATCGGCTAATTTCTTTTTAAGTTTACGCAATGCTTTTGAAATATCATTGCCATAGACCTCAACTCGAAATCCTTTTGCACTGTCAGTAGATTGATGTTTACTCATTATTTCCTCTGTTTAAAACTGTTTCTAACCAAGACAAATCGTAAATTCTGTTCTTGCTTAATAAATTATATGGTGTAATATTGTCACTTGTCAAGTAAAAAGTATTTGGCTGTGCAATAATATAAGATGCGAATTCGTATGTAAATGGTTCTGTACTATCTAAATCTAGAACAACTACATCACATCTTTTAACCTGTGCCAATAACCATTCAATATCGTGATCGGCTTTTAATTCGTATAAAAACAAATTAACTGGTTCTACAGCGTTTATTAAAATGTTGTTGAGTATAGATTTAAGTTCATCTCTAGGATGTATTACTAATATTGATAATACATCATTGTATAACACATCCGGAGGTGTAATTACAGTAATTTCATTCATCTTTGTTTCTTATTTTACGCCAGATGCTGTTTTCACTTTGCTCGGAGTTTTGAGAATACCCTTCCCAAGGTAGACTATCTATCTCACCATTTATATATGCTTCTTTAAACTCTTTGATGGTCAAGTCTGGATGATCTTGTTTCCACTGTATCTTGGCAAGTTTAGTGTCTGCTTGATTTTCAATAGCAACTAGTTCGTCTATTCGCTTTTGTCTATCTGCATCAATTGGTACTTCACTCGATTCCAATCCTGCATCATCTTCAATTGCGGTGGTAGCAGGGTCTTCTGCACGAAGTTCTCCCAGGCCTGCATCTGCATCAGCGTTAATTTTCTGTATAGGTCCATCATCGATTAGTCCTCCGTTTTGAGATCTTGTTCCAGACATGGTATCATCCGTCTCAGATCCTTTATCGTCGGTGCTGGCGTTCTCTGAGGTGGTGCTGGCAGTACTATCGCTTGTTGTACTGGCTGCGGGTGTTTTACTATCTGATTGTTCATTATCAGGTCTATCAGATACATCATTGTTTACATCCTTGTTTGTATCAACACTGTTTTGCCGAAGAGACTCCTTGCGAAGTTCTCTTTGAAAATTAAATGTGTGCTGACTTGCAATTAGAAGTAACACAGCCAATGGATCAAACACAAAAATAATTAAAATAATTACCCAACGGACTGCTTCTTCTAAAAGATCTTTATCTTCAGATTTGCCGTATACAAATTCTGCAAGATACTTGATAGGACCTACTTCTGCTTCTAGTTTTCTATATTCAGACTCAAGTCCATATTTCTGTTCTGTTAAGGCAGATACAACAGTTTCAGCCTCGACAATAATCTTATTTTGTTTTTCTACTTGAGCAGCAACTTTTGCTTCGTCGGTTACACCTAGTTGCTGTCTAAGTCTGTTGATTAATTCGTTGGAGTTTGCAATCTCTGTTTCGGCTAAACTGCGTAGTCTTTGAATCTCTGCTCGAGCAGTATCAATTACAGGTGATGATAGTTTACTGCTTTCTTGTGCAATTAATTCTGCTAGACGTTGTTTTTCAGCAGTCTGTGCAGTTCTGTATGAGTCAATTGCTTGTGTAGTTGCAGGACCTAATTGACCATCTGCACGAACACCTACCAATGCTTGTAATGCTTTGATGTTGTCAATTGCAATGTATTGTTCTATGCTTTGTAGATTGCCAGTGATTGTGTTTAGTTGGTCTTCATACAAAGATAGTCCACCGCCAAGGCGTTGTTCTTCTTTGGTGATAATAACGTTTTGTTCATCAATTGCTGGTTGAATACGAGTGTATGCACTGTCGATACGTTCTTGTTCTTTGTCAATCTGTGCTTGTATTTCTGTGTCGCGATCTGTGCCGGCTACTTCAAGTTGTTCGATTTCTTGCTCTGCCTTGGCAATGACGTCTTGTTGTCTAAGTATTTGACTGTCTATCTGTTCTAATCTTGCTAGACCGTCTTTGGCACTGGCAGTTTGATCGATGTGTGCTTTGGACAAAAATCCAAAAATACCCATCGATGTGATCAACATCAGAACAGCAACAGATATGGTTAGATAAGTTTTTAACCACCATACTGCATGTTCCCAATAATAGTGTAACCACACTACGGTAACTAATTTTGCTATTTCAAGTATACTGCCCATTATGATGATAGGCACTGCTGCCGCAGCAAATATTGCTACGAGACCTGCAACAGAATAGTATATTGCAACAGCACTGATACTCAATGCTGTTAGCATTGTAAGAATTCCTAAACCCATGTAATATTTATCCTACCATTTTTAGCAATATAGCAGTAGATTAATTTCTACGCATTTGTGCAATATCTGTTGCATCTTGTTTCTTGTCTGCAAAGATAGGAACCATATTGCTTTTATGCATTGTAGCGACACCAAGCAGTTGACGTTCTCCGCTATAAACCATAGGTTCTTTAGCAGGCCCGTGACCTGCTACACGATCGCTGGTCATTCTAGGACCAGTTGAATAATCAGGAATATCGTAAATGCCTACACGTTGACCTTTTTTGTCCACAGGCAATTTTGCTTTGCCTACACCCATTTTCTTAAGCCACGTTTCATGATCTGCTTTTGCGGCTTCTAACTTTTTACTGTTAGAAGTCTTCTTCTTTGAATTGTATTTTGTAGTAGTAAGGTATGGTCCCACAAGGTGCATACTCATAGAAAGGCTCCATAGTTGATACAAATACTGTAACACATATGGAGCCCGATGTCAACTTAAGATTGAAACTTCTTTGGAGAACCCCAATAGTCAAATGCTTTGACTTTGATAAATCGCTTGTTAGTTTCGTTCTTGTTTGGATTTTCGATAGTAAGAACTACATTCTTGTTCTTTTTCCAGGCCTGTAATTGATTTATTACACGCTCGCTAGATGCAAGATACTCGCTTCTTAACTGATTTGTAATTCTTGCTGAAACATTGCTGTGAAGTCCTTGAGATGTAAAACCCGAACTCTTTCCGCCTTTTTTGGCCATTGCCGATCCTCCATTATGTAGGTATTTATTGAATACAAAAAAAAAAGGGTTCTATTTTATAGGACCCTTTTTGACTTTGTATTTTAGCGTAGATTAGAAGTTAAATGATACGCCAATTGCAGGAGTAGTTTCTTCAGTGTCTAGATTGTAACCAACTTCAGCAAATGCACTTAGGCTATCCTTGGTGTAGACAACGCCAGCACCGATGTTCTGTGCCATGTCGGTTTCGTCACCGTTGATGAAAGCAGAAACGTCTAGTGCGTCCATTGCACCGTAAGTACCCATTGCTTCATAAGCAAATTCATCAGCATAAGTAACAGTTACGTTAGCATAAAGTGCTTCGCTAACATCAACACCAGTTGCTACTGCAACAGTAGTGTCCTCGGTGTCAAGATTGTAGTCAAGTGCTCCGGCTACATCAATCTTACCGTAGTCGTTGCTATAAGCAATCTGAACGTTTTCAATGTCGCCTACATTGGTGCTGATGTCAGTTAAACCAACAAGAACTTCAACTGCACCGTGGCTAACAATCACACTCTCGTGATCGTCTGCTGGATCAGCAAGAGTATCGCCGCCAACAACTTCTAAGCCGCCAAAGCCAAACAAGTCGCCTTGATCGCCAAAACTAACACTAGTGCCGCCAAATGCTACACCAACATGCCACGAGTCAACAACAAGATCGCTGCCGTCTGCTTCTACGCCAACAGCGCCAAATGCAGTTGCGCCTTCGGCTTTGTGACCAAATGACAATTCAACAGTTGGAGTTGCAACAAAATTGCCAGCAACGTTTTTGGTGAATTCAGCGCCAACAGTGCCGCCAAAATCAGCAGCAAATGCAGCACCAGCAAATGCAATGGCTGCAACAGTAGTAAGTAATAGTTTCATAAAGTTTTTCCCTTTGTTATTATAATGGCAAATTTCTTGCTCATTCGTAATATTAGTTATAACAGATATTCTGTAAAATACAACTAGTTTGAACAGATATCTAGGGTTTTTTGAAAATGCTTTTTAAATGTGTGTTCAATGTGCAACAGTTACATAACACCTTGCATTTTTTCAATTACTGGTACCAGTCTTTCAAGTATGACAGTAATCAGTATGAATGCAAGTAAACCAAATAAAACCCAATTTTTCTTTTTGCTTTGACTCAGCAGTGCCATAGCAATGATTTCATTGCCCAACAGTCTTAGGCTGATTTCAAATTTTTCTTCTGGTGCTGGGTTATCGTTGTCGTCCATACAACTATTTAGTTTTACGACGAGTGTTTTTCTTTGGCTGTTCCACTGTTGGCTTTAGAGTGACGTGACGTTCTTTATATCTTCCACAACGACCTTTGCCTACATAGTAGGGAGTGCCATCTTCTCGCAGGTATTCGTAAACATAGTAATCTGTGTGCATAATAGTATTTATGAGGAGATTCTGTTGCTACGCTCTCCCCGGGCGCCCTGTAGTTATGCTGCTAGAGCAAACTCAGAAGGTGCAAAATTTTCATTTGCAGTTGTCATTTTCTTCGCGGTAACGGCGCTTAGATCCCGGTGACTCCATCCTGCCTAGTTCGTTGATCGATCCTATGTCAGGCCCATCATAAAAATACTGCGATTAATCCTAATACTAAAACAAATATAATACTTACATTACCCCAAAAGATCTGTTCTTGCTCAGTCGGTACCTGTTCATCACAGTACTTTTTCCAATCAAGATCTTCGCTTCTGTCTTTACTCTCATCGTAATATACATACATCATCAGTCTTCTTATGGTGGACCTGCCGGGTGCCGCCCCCGGGTCTCATCCGTGTTCAGTGAACTTCAACATCACAAGTTATTTATATGCTAAAACAGTCAACCAGTCAAGAACTTTTTTGTGTATGCTTGTTCGTCATTTCGCTGCTGCAATACGACGTGAGAGAGTGGCTTGAGCGTTGTATTCCTCTTGCCATTTCGACGGGCCGTTGGAGGGCGACACCTGAACTGCCGTAACCTTGTATTCTGGACAGTTGGTAGCCCAATCGCTGAAATCGGTGGTGATAACATTGGCTTGGGTGTCGGGGTGGTGGAAGGTGGTGTAGACCACGCCCGGATTGACTTTGTCGGTCAGTGTTGCTCGCAGGGTGGTTTCCCCGGCACGTGAGGCCAGACGCACCCAATCACCCTCTTTGACACCGCGCACTTCAGCATCGTGGGGATGGATTTCCAACAAATCTTCAGTATGCCATATACTGTTCGCTGTGCGGCGTGTTTGGGCGCCCACGTTGTACTGCGACAGGATACGGCCCGTGGTGAGTAGCAGCGGGAAACGCGGGCCAGTGCGTTCATCAGTGGCAATATATTCGGTGTTGATGAACCGACCTTTGCCACGCACGAAGGCATCGACGTGCATCAAAGGCGTGCCTTCAGGCGCTTTTTCGTTGCAGGGCCACTGGACCGAGCCCATCTCTTCGATCTTGTCATAGCTGACACCGGCGAAGGACGGCGTGGTCATGGCAATCTCTTCCATGATCTGCACCGGGTGGGTGTAGTTCCAGTTGGCACCCATTGCGTTAGCGAACAACTGGGTGACTTCCCAATCGGCATAACCCGGCTTCGGAGCCATTACCTTGCGTACCATGTTGATGCGGCGCTCAGTGTTGGTAAAGGTGCCGTCCTTTTCCAAGAAACTCGATCCAGGGAAGAACACATGGGCGTAGTTTGCGGTCTCGTTCAGGAACAGGTCATGCACGATCACGCATTCCATCGCTGCCAGACCTGCCGCAACGTGCTTGGTGTCCGGGTCAGATTGCAGGATGTCTTCGCCTTGGCAGTACAACCCCTTGAAGGTGCCCTCCACGGCGGCATCCAGCATGTTGGGGATACGCAGGCCCGGCTCATTATCGATCTTCACGCCCCAGAGGTTTTCATAGATTGCCCGTACATCGTCGTTCTTCACATGGCGGTAACCCGGCAGTTCGTGCGGGAAGGATCCCATGTCGCACGAGCCTTGCACGTTGTTTTGGCCACGCAGCGGGTTCACACCCACGCCCGGACGGCCAATGTTGCCGGTCATCATCGCCAAGTTTGCAATGCCGATCACGGTGGTCGAGCCTTGCGAATGTTCCGTCACGCCCAGACCGTAGTAGATCGAGCCGTTGCCGCCGGTGGCATAGGTGCGGGCCGCGGCGCGGACATCCTCGGCCTTGACGCCGGTTAGGATTTCCACCGCTTCGGGCGAATGGTTCGGGCGGCTGACAAACTCGGCATAGTCTTGGAATTCATCCCAGTCGCAGCGGGTGCGGATGAACTCTTCGTTGTAGAGCTTTTCGGTCACGATCACATGCGCCAGTGCGGTGACCATGGCCACGTTGGTGCCTGGTGTAAGTGCAAGGTGATGTACTGCTTTGATATGCGGGCTTACTACAATTTCAGTGCGGCGAGGGTCAATGACTATCAGTTTCGCTCCTTTACGCAGGCGTTTTTTTAGACGGCTTGCAAAGACCGGGTGACCTACAGCAGGATTGGCTCCAATCACAATGGCCACATCTGTATATTCTACCGAATCAAAGTCTTGCGTTCCAGCACTGGTACCAAGAGTCTGACCCAAGCCATAACCGGTGGGCGAATGGCAGACGCGGGCGCAGGTGTCAGTGTTGTTGTTCAGGAACACTGCTCGAGTCAGTTTCTGCACCAGATAGGTTTCTTCATTGGTGCAGCGCGACGAGGTGATCACACCCACGGACTTTTGCCCGTATTTGGAAATTATGCCCTTCATGCGGTTCGCGGCGAATTCCATCGCCTCGGCCCACGAGACTTCTTTCCACGGGTCGTTGATGCTGTCGCGGATCATCGGCGACAGGATGCGGTCTTGGTGGGAGGCATAGCCATAGGCAAAGCGGCCCTTGACGCAGGAATGGCCACGGTTGGCCTTGCCGTGCTTGTAAGGGACCATCCGCACCAGCTCGTCGCCGCGCAGTTCAGCTTTAAACTGGCAACCCACACCGCAATAGGCGCAGGTGGTGATGACAGAGCGTTCCGGTGTGCCGATTTCGATGATCGACTTTTCCTGCAAGGTCGCTGTCGGGCAGGCTTGTACGCAGGCACCGCAGGACACGCAATCCGAGGCCAGCGCATCATCGGTTTTTGCACCGAACGACACACGGCTGTCAAAGCCTCGACCTTCGATGGTCAGCGCAAAGGTGCCCTGCACCTCTTCACAAGCCCGCACACAGCGCGAGCAGACGATGCATTTCGCCGGGTCATAGGTGAAGTAGGGGTTGCTCTCGTCCTTGGCTTTCCACTGCGGATTGGCCTCGCCAGAGTTGTTCTTGGCGCGGAAGTGGGTGTCGATCGCCTCATAGCGCACATCGCGCAGGCCGACGGCACCAGCCATGTCCTGCAACTCGCAATCGCCATTGGCCGAGCAGGTCAGGCAGTCCAGCGGGTGGTCCGAGATATACAACTCCATTACGCCGCGACGCAGTTGTTTCAGATTGCCGGTTTGGGTTTTCACCCGGATGCCGGGGGCAACGGGCGTGGTGCAAGAGGCGGGCGTGCCATTGCGGCCTTCGATTTCCACAAGGCACAGGCGGCAGGAGCCAAAGGCCTCAAGGTTGTCGGTCGCGCACAGCTTTGGCACTGTGATGCCAATCTCGGCGGCGGCTCGCATTATGCTGGTGTCTTTGGGCACGGTCACATCGAACCCGTCGATGTTCAGGGTCACCGTAGCGGTCGAACGCACATAGGGCGTGCCAAAATCGCGGTCCGAGGGAATAATGAAGTCTTTCATTCGGCGGCGTCCATCTGGGCTATTTGAGTGCTTACCATGTTTTTTTGCTCCATGCTTCTTCGAACCCGTCTTCGTGAACAACGTTTTCATGATTACCCCAGATACGTTCAAAGTAACCGTTGTACACACTCATGATGTCTTTTTCACTCCATGCATCTGGAATCAGGTGTCCTTTGACAATCCAATAATATCTATTGGCTTCTTTGTGTTCGTATGCTGTCACAGAGTATTTATTTTTTAATTCCCAAAAGAGTAGCAGGATTCAAGATCCACCCACTCATCTTCCATTTCTAGGCTTTCGGTGTAATCATAAACACCAATGCCTTTTAACCGTAGGTATGTAATGTCAATGGGTCGCATCAATACAGGAAGGGCGATTTCTCTGCAAGGATTGCTAATTTTGATTGGCCAGTCCACATCTACTAGATGTGCTTTAACTTTCGTCATCGCTGACTTCAACTTCAACTTCAATTTCAACATCTTCAACAACGACCTTTTTTTTCTTTCTGCCGTAGAATCCAGAAGTATATTCAATTTCTTCTGTTCTTTCACCTGTTGAACAAACTTTAACTTTGCCGCCTCGGTTGAGAAACTCCTCAATTAGTTCCTTTGGAGTATTATGGTGCATACGACCGATTGTGTTCATTGTCAAACCTTTCTAAAATTTCTGTGACGTGTTTGCATTTTCCATAGAAAGTAAATCCAGTGCAACTGCACTCGAATCCGTTTTCAGTAACTGTAATGGAATATGTGTTGTTTTTGCTGCCTTTGGCAGTCCATTCTAAACCAAGCAGCAAAGAGTTTTTAAACGGTCCCCAACCTTCGGGCTTGTAGTAGCGTTTAGAAAACTTTTTCATTGCTTGCTCCGTGTTGCTATTGAGTTATAGCATACAATAGATATCTGTCAAGTGTTTTTTCTGGAACGTTCCACCATGATGTCTAGAATTTCTTCAAGAGTCAAGTGATGCTGTTCCGGGTGCAGTCGCATTATTGTATTGCTAAATTCAGCATCGTCCTTGGCAATTAAACCAAAATTTACCAGCAGGTTTTCTTCTGTTAAATCATCGTTTAATTGATGTGCAGCCCAAATTGCAGACATTAACAGTACGTTAACTGATAGATCCTTACTGTTGATTTTATTATTGAGCAAGTATGAAATTGCTTTTTTTCTTACATTATAATAAAACGTTACCTTACGTGCAATTCCGTAAAGGTAATCAATGTTTTCTTTGTCCATTAAATCCTCGATTTGGGCATAAAAAAGTATAGCAAACTACCGCCAGGATTTACTGCCAATTTTAATTCTTCAGTGCGGAAATAGTCAATGCTGTGTCCAGTACGTTTCACGGTCCACATATCGCTGACTTTTTGATTCTGCACCATAATACTGGGTAGGTTGCGTTCAAAGGAAATTGCACGATAACGCAACACTTTGCCGTCAAATTGAGTGGGCTCAACTCCGTATTCAACTTGAATATATTTTTTTAAATCGTTAAGTGTATCCATCGTCATTTACCTCTATAGTGTATTTATTATAGGTCAGTTTTCTTTTCTTGTATCTCTTTGCGACGTTGAATGATTAGATCCTTCATTTCGTGTAGTGCTTGTCTTGCTCGAACAGCACTCGCCTTTACACCTTTTTGCTCGAACTTTTCAGTTTCCTGCAAATAGATAGCAAAGGCAAGTTTTAACTGTTCGTGCGTGTCACTCACCGAGAATTACCTCACATACTTCTTGCCAGTTGTTTACGCGAACAACCGCTGGGTTTTGATACCATTGATTGTGTGGATGATCAATAAGGATTGGACGGTGACCGTATTTCAAACCAGTGTCGCAGTTTTCTGGTTTGTCTTCGATCCACCAATGTCCCTGCTCGTACTTGTCTAAGGCGTCATCTTTGTCTGCACCAGTATCAAGGCAGATGAGATCGTCAAACGCAGCACTGCCGATAGTACGGTTAAGGTTGATCCAACGCAGTTCTTTGGCATATGGATCGAGGCTCAAACTGGTAATTACGTCAAAGCGGTAGCCCTCTGCAAACAATCGAGCAACACCTGTGTCTGCATCTCGCAGCACTGGCAAGCAACACATCCAAGCACTTTCGTTGAATTCACGTACAACGTCATGCTTGTCTTCTTTGGGGATACCGTATGCTTCAGCAAGGTTGTAGATACCGTGCTTGATCTTGGTATAGCCTTTTTTAATCATCCACTCGTGGAATGGACCTTCCCAGTCCAGCAACACGCCGTCACAGTCCGTTAGAATCTTTTTCATGTTTCACCTTTGTTTCACAACTTACTATAGCAGTAACTTTAAGGTTTGTCAACCAACCTTGACCGTAGACTGACCTGTTACAACTGTAGTTGCTCCACATTTACGTAAATCACCATTTCGGTGTACAGGTGCACCGTAACAAAAAACAGTTCCGGATCCTTCGGCAGTGTCAGTTGGTGGCACAGGATGTAAGAAGCCATCTGGTTCTGCTGTGCTTTCGTGTACTATAATAGGTTTACCGTTTATTTTAACAGTTTGCGGACTAGAATCTCCGTCGGCATTTAACTCGCCGCCGCCGTGTGAATTTTGATCTCCTTCGACTGCCCACAACTCTGCCATAATAACTCCTTATATCATCTTAATGCCGCTGGTACTGCTGATATACTGCTTGGCCATTTCGCTGTCAGTCTTAGCAATAAAGATCACTGCATTTTTGTTAATCTCGATCTTGGAATCTGGATTAACTGTAAATGTGTAAGGACCTAGACCCAGTCCTTGCTGTGTTGCCATAATTGCCAATGGCTTGGACACCACATAGGTATTTGTTTTGGTTTCAACAAGTCTAGCAATCAGTTCATCGCCGTTGAATGTTTTAATAGTAACGGTATCGCCGTCCTTCATTGGTGCTTCAATAAGCATTAATCGTTTCTCCACATGTCATGATCTTCAAAGTATTTTTCCAGTGCGTCTGATCCGCCAATGTAATTTCCATGTAGGAAAATTTGTGGAACAGTTCTAGCATTAGGTGCTGCTTCTAACAACTGTTCCTTGGTCCAAGGCCCAGCAGTAATATTTCTTTCTTCGTAGCGTATACCTTTACCATCAAGCATACGCTTTGCTTTAACGCAATAGGGGCAGTTGTCCTTGCTCCATACAATAGTTTCGCTCATAATGATAATCCTTTAAATGTATCTGTGCCTACATCCTGTTTGATAGCGCCCACAGTGTATGAACTGATCTCAGTTTCTTGTGGCGCAACTTGAACTTCCGAACCGGAAATCCATTTTTGTGTCCACGGCAATGGATTGTTCTTTACAGTGTAAGGGCTCTTGAGACCAACCATGTTCATACGCTTGGTAGCAATCCACTCGATGTATTCAGTTAGCAGTTGAGTGTTGAGACCAATCATACTGCCACCTTTGAACAGATAGTCTGCCCAAGTTTTTTCTTGATCAACTGCATCAACAAACATCTTGATAGAATCTGCTTCTGTTTCTTTTGCAATCTTGGCGTAATCAGGATCGTCTTTTTGCAATAGTTTTAGCAGCATCTGCGTTGATGCAAGATGCAGGTTCTCATCACGTGCAATAAATTTGATGATTTTAGCATTGCCTTCCATCTTCTTCAGTTCAGCAAATGCCCACGAACAAGCAAAACTAACATAGAAGCGAACACCTTCTAGAATGTTAACACTCATCAGTGCAAGCCATAGTTTCTTCTTTAGTTCGTACAACTCAACTGCAACTTCTTTACCGTTAACTGTGTGAGTGCCTGCGCCAAGCAAATTATACCAAGTTGCAAGTTCAATCAGTTCGTCATAATTTTTGCTGATATCTTCTGCACAATCGATAATTTCTTCAATGTCCATCATCTCGTCAAAGATCTTGCTCGGATTGGCATAGACGTTGCGAATGATGTGTGTATAACTGCGGCTGTGAATTGATTCAGAAAATGTCCAAGTCAGGATCCAGTTTTCAAGTTCTGGCAAACTTACAATAGGACTAAATGCTTCTACAGGAGCACGACCTTGTACACTATCAAGTAGAATTTGACGCTTTAGATTGCTGGTAAAAATATGTTGTTCATGTGCTGTTAGAGCCTTGAAGTCTGTTGCGTCTTTGTAAACGTCGATCTCTTCAGGACGCCAAAAGAAACCAAGTTGTTTATCAGTGAGTTGATCAAACTGTTTGTACTTCAGCGTGTCATAACGCTGGATAGTAGGACCACCTGTTGGGTCGAGAAATGCCATTACCTGTGTATGATCTGCACGGTTTTCTAAATCAAATACGCTGCTCATTTTTATCCTTTGTTAAATGCTATAAGAGTGTAACAGAGCCCTCGGGCTCTGTCAATTAAATTGTGCAACTTTCACAAGCGGCTTCGTCACTGATTTGTATTTCGGGCTCAAATGCGTCTTCTTTGACCATCTTGGCTACGTCTAGTTCGCCAGCGCCGTCGTTGGTGTTGAAGTAATACAACTGCTTGCCGCCGTATTTGTAGAACATTACCATGTGCTGTAGCATCACACTCATAGGAATCTTTTCATCTTCAAAGTAGATTGGATTGTAACTGGTATTAACACTAATGCCTTGGTCAATGTATTTTTGCAACACTGACATGATCTTTAGATAACCTTCTGGTGACTTTTGATCCCATAGTAGATCGTACTTGTTCTTTAGACGCTTGTATTCAGGAACAACCTGCTTTAGTACGCCGTGCTTGCTTTGCTTAACACTGATATATGCACGTGGCGGCTCAATTCCGTTTGTAGCATTTGCAATCTGTGCTGAAGTTTCGCTGGGCATCAATGCCATCAGTGTACTGTTGCGAATGCCAGTTTCTTTCAACTGTTTGCGAAGTTCTGCCCAGTCCATGCGTTCAACGTGTGGCACAAGATCGTCAACATCCTTCTTGTAGGTTTGGTTAGGTGTGATGCCGTGTCCGTACTTGGTTTCTAAGTTGCCGCTAGGGGCACCCTGTTCCGTTGCTAGATCAGCACTGGCTTTAATCAAATAGTAACTCCAGGCTTCTGCCCACTCGTCAATCAGTGCAAGTCCTTCTGCATCTATATGTTGATAACTAAGTCCATGCTTGGCCATCCAGTATGCAAAGTTGATAATGCCAACACCTAGCGGACGGCGCTTTTCAGTTGACAATCTTGCTGCAAGAACTGGATAGTCTTGATAGGATAGCAGTGCATCAAGACCTCTAACTGCCAGTGTGCAGACACGCTTGAAGTCTGCAGGTGTACGAATGTTACCCCAATTAATGGCGGAAAGGGTGCAAAGGCTGATTTCACCTTCCGCATCGTTTAGATCACTTAATGGCTTGGTTGGCAAGTCAATTTCTGCACAGAGATTGCTTTGACGAATAGGTGCAAGTTCAGGCAAGAAACTGCCGTGATCGTTTGCATTGTCCACGTTTTGTAAATAGATACGGCCTGTTGATTTGCGCTCTTCCATGAATGAGCCAAATATTTCAAGTGCTGTTACAGTTTTTTTACGTATCTTTGGATTGCGTTCTGCTGCTTCATACAGTTCTCTAAACCGTGCTTGATCTGCAAAGAACGCATCATACAAGCCAGGAACATCGCTTGGAGAAAACAGAGTAATATTACCGCCGGTGATTAGGCGTTCGTACATCAGTTTATTAAACTGTACACCGTAGTCCATGTGGCGTACACGAGTTTCTTCTGTGCCCTTGTTATTCTTTAGAACCAGCAGTTCTTCTACTTCGAGATGCCACAGTGGATAGTAGATAGTTGCTGCACCACCTCTGACGCCACCTTGGCTGCAACTTTTAACGGCTGCTTGGAACATTTTATAGAAAGGAATAATGCCTGTGTGATATGCATCGCCTCTGCGAACTGGCGAACCAATAGCACGTATCTTGCCGCCGCCGATGCCAATGCCTGCTTTTTGACTTACATATTTAACAATGGCACTGGTAGTAGCATTGATACTGTCGAGGCTATCATCAGACTCAATAAGGACACAACTACTAAACTGTCTTTGCGGAGTACGAACACCGGCCATAACAGGAGTAGGTAGGCTAATGTCGTGAAGACTAATAGCATCATAATAATCTTTGACCCATTGTAGTCTTGTTTCTTTTGAATAACTCTGGAACAGTGTTGCAGCAATTAAAATATAGCACATCTGCGGAGTTTCGAATATCTCGCCGGATACACGATTCTGTACTAGGTACTTGCCTCTTAGTTGTTCCATTGCAACGTAGGTTAGGTCCTCGTCTCTGTCGTGTTTGACGAAACTGTTGATTTTCTCCCATTCGTCTTCGTTGTAGTAGTTGATTAGATCAGGATCATAAAAGCCGTTTTCAATGTTACGAATTACTAGTTCTTTAACTGTGCAAGGTGTGTATTGTCCGTATACTTCTTTGCGTAAACCATAGTTGATTAGTCTGCCACCTACATATTGATAATTTGGAGTTTCTTCTGAGATAAGATCTGCTGCTGCCTTGATTAATGTTTCTTGAATGTCGTCGGTCTTGATGCCGTTATAGAATTGGATTTGACTCTTGATTTCTACTTCGCTTGGACTAACCCCTGTGATGCCTTCGCAGGCATGAAATACTACTTTGTGTAACTTTTCTATGTCAAGGGGTTCTTTTTTCCCATTGCGTTTCGTAACTTGAATCATTTTTTATTGTTTCCTCTTTATCAAATGTTTAGGTTTGGACAGATATTTATTGCAAGGGTGGCAAGCAATATTTTTTCTCGATCTTTAAATTTTTGGGTATAGATTCAGCATCTACCGCTCTATCTCTAAGATAGCCAATTACGTCGTTGTCAATATAAAGCAGGTATTTCACTTCTGACATTTCCTTATTGGTACAGATATGTATCTCAAACTGACACTGGGAAAAGCGTGTAGTTAACTGCAAACTATAGGCAATACCTAATAAACATGCAAACTCGCAGTAGGTATTTTCATAGATTAGAGTCCAAGGATCCAACCACGATTCTTCGTCGTAGGGATCAACGGATATGGTCACCAACGGTGCTCGATTATAAAAATCAATAGCATCTTGCAACGGTGTGTGAGAAGTTTCCAGTTGACTTCTAAGATCAACCCAGGCTCTTAACCTGTCTTCGTATTTTTTATCAAACATATGTTATGACTTGACTCTTATTGTGTAATAAAGATTGTCGTTGCTTACCGGAATACTATTAACTGCCGATAAGTTAACGATAGTAGTAGTTGCTGCACTAGGTACTGTAACAGTTTCTAAAGCGGCAGAGAACACCAACGATGATGCATAACCGCTGTCGCCCATGAAATTATAATTGTCGTTTAAAACTACGCTGTTATTGGATAGATTAATTACCAACTCAATTGTACCTTCTCTAACAATGTCTTCTGAGTCTTCTGTATACACATAGTCAACAAAGATTGTTCCATTGTCTACCACAGGAAACTTTAGTATTGACGTGCTTGTTGCTAGCAAACCAATTGTAGTATTGTTACCGTAGAGATTGCTGTAGTTTATTCTACCTAGTACTTCAGGAGTATAAAACTTTGTAGCAGCACTATCAGCAGGACCTGCTACGGTTTTATTTTGTGTGCGTTCAAAGAAGTCTGAACTACTCAAGTTTGTGTCTGTGGTAAATCTAATCACAGGCGATCTTGAAGTGTTGGCTTGATCATTACCTACGTTAAAGAATTTATTATTAGTACTTAGATTGTAGTTGCCTTCTCTGACGAAGATAGCTTCTTCGTCAATTCTATCAAAGAAAGAACCTTCAATCAAATTGTAGGATGGGCCGTCTGACATACCCAACAATCCAATTGAAGTATCTGTTCCGAAAGCGATTCCTTTGAGCATTGATTCTAAACGTAAATTTCTAAATGTATTATTTTTAATGTAGTAATCACTATAAATGCCGTAGTTGAAATTGTCAATCTCTATTCCATCAAATACGTTATTTTCTGATAGTTTTACATCAGAGTAAGAAATAATATCAATTGCTCTATGTATATCTGCTACATCACCAAATGTCCAAAAACCTTTGATTTTCAAATTCTTAAAAATGCTGCGTTGGCACGAGTCTACAATCATACCTTTTTTAGTTAAACTGTTTACTTCGATTGAGCAATCAGAAATTTCTACATACTTGGCTAGATACTCATCACTAACTTCGTCAATTGTTTCAGTTGGGTCCGCAGGATTGTAGTGTACAGTTTTAAATACGTCTGCGGTGCTGGATCTAAATATTGTTTTTTCTTTGCCTGCACCTCTGATAACAGCATACGGAGGTACTTCAATAGTACTGGATACCACATATACACCTGCTGGAAACCAAAGTATAACTCTATTCTCTGTACTGCTGTTTAAAAATAGAGTATCAATGGCCAATTGTATTTCGTCTGTTTGATCTGATCCATTGCCAGTTGCACCAAAAGAAAACACACTAACAGTTTCGTCTAGTCTGTCTTGTAGACTTCTTGATACTGGAACATTTATACCCCAAATGTTGTTATCGGATTTGTATGAGTACTGATCTGCTAGTTCAAATATGTTGCTGTGTTCAGTTAATAGTTCGGTATTGCCCACATATGGAGCACCTTCACTGACTGCACCATTACCAATGTATAGACGTTGGTTGTCAATGCTCCATGCAATTTCACCAGATGCTAGTTGTGGTGGGTTACCTCTACCTCTACGGTGCTGAATTCGGCTGATTTGAACAATTGCCACGATCGTTACTCCTACGCTTTTTATTATTTAGCGTACTTTTCGTAATAGGAGTATACTCGATCCCACCATCGGTTTGACCACTCGTCAAACTCGTCCGGCCACAAGTCAAATTGCAAATACTGCTCGTCTCTGGTACACATGAACACATGACCTTCACGTATATTAGTCCCGTGTATTTCGTTGTGAGCAAGTGCATATGCCGTCATTTGAAGATAGTAGTCTTCAATCCACTCTTTCTTCTTAACTTTGTTGCTTTGTTTAAAGTCCATAATACAGGCATTGCCTTTGTATACACCAACCAAGTCAGTTGTTCCTGCATACAAACTTGGCATGTACAGAGGCACTTCGCTGCCCCATATTTCAGTTACATCATCCAGTGCATGAACTCGTATACGAGTAGCCATTGCGTGTGCTTTTTGTGCATACGGATTTGTTCCTGCCGATGGCCACTCACCTGTAGCAATATAGTCTTCGAGATACTTGTGCATACGAGTTCCTACGCCCGCAGCCTCTGTGGTAATTTCTTTTGCTTTGGTCTCACCTACCCGTTTGCGCCATTCAATCAAGTGTGTTTGATCTTTGGTTTCGCCAAGGATAGTAGTAACGCTGGCAACAGCACTACCGTCAGGAGTCAAGTATCTTCGTTTGCCTTCTACTTCTGTTCTAGGAATCTTTGTGTATTCAAACTTATTAACTATTAGTGTCACTATCAGATCCCCAGTTAGTGACTTCGGCAATGTCTTCGTCGTAATACGGGCTCATCATATAAGGAGCAACATTGCTATATGGGTCGTCGAAACCTTCTATTTCATTTACTTCTGGGACTAGATTGGTTAATAGATTTTTAATACCAAATTGAAGTGTTGCTGTGCTACCTGAGCAACCAGAACATGCACCACTCATTTCTAGTTTCACTCGGCCGTTGTCGTACTCTACAAAACGAACTTCGCCGCCGTGTTGTTCCACATATGGTTGTACATACTCATTTAAAATTTGTTTGATGTTTTCACTAATTACTTCTTTTGTTCTTTCAGTCATGGGTCTCTCCAGTTTGACTTAATATAACATTTTTTTCTAAAGAAGTCAAGAGCCTATTTTGGTAGCACGTTTGGCCATTTGGCCAACGACATCTTTTTTAGACGCAGTACCACCGCCAACATCATCAAGTTCACGTGTCTTTAGTGTAATAGAATCTTGATTGAAATCTTTTATTAGACCACGGATCTTGTCATCTGAGTCATATGCTGCTTTGAACACATCGTAAGAGAACTGTTGTCCGCCTACGTTTTGCATATATCTATCTAATTGTTGGATGTTAAATTTTGTTAACCCTTTGTTTTTCAAAAGGGTTAACACCTGATACAACTTGTCTGTATCGATATTCTCAGTTACTTTTTTTTTGAAAGGATACTTGCTAAACGAGTTGGGTTAACAGTTTCGTTTGCTTTGACACGTCCAAGAATCTTACTCATGTTGTAACTTTTTGATTCCCGCTTGGCACGACCTGCTGGCTCTTCACCGCCGGTTGCTGGCTCTGCTGCACCGAACTCGTCATCTGCAGGTTCATCCATGTCCATGCCTGCATCCATGTCGTCTGTGGGCATCTCGTCGTCCACAGTTGGTTCCATGCTCATGTCCATGTCATCTTCTCCGCCCATTGGCATTGGACCACCTTCGCCTGTTAGTGTGCCAACACCGCCAGTTAGTGCTGTGCGAGTTGATTCCAATGCAGCATAAAGGCTTTCCAGTGCAGGTCTAACTGCATTGGTGAAACTGTCTGCTGACTCTTGACCCATTTCGTCACGAATAGCGTCTGCAAGTTCTAACATGCTTTCTGTTTGCATTTCTGCTGTATCTTCCATCCAACTGGTGATACGATCGACCATTTCTTTTGCAGCCATGACCAATTCGGCTGTGTCCTCTGCGCCCTCACGCAATGTGCTTTCTTCTAATGATTCGTCATCCACATGTCCACGTTCACTGATTGCTGCATTTAATACATCTAACATTAGTTTTGACTTTTGATAAGTTTCGTTGTGTACTGAATCAAATGATTCATTGGTTTCAACTTGACTTAACTGTGTACGTATTCTGTTACGAACATCTTGAAGTTGCTCTAGCGTGAAACGCTCTAGATTGATTTTTTGTCCAAAACGTGCGGCTAGGCTTTCGTTTAATGACTTGGCAGTGACTGGTTTTGCGAATTCTCTAAGTTGCATAGTTGGGTTTCCTATAATGCTTTATTTTTATTTATCTAATGTCGGAAAGAATGAACCCGTCTAGAACACGTTTTGCATTATCGATCTTGTCTGTGGATATCTCCAGCAGAGATTCCATTGCCACACGTCGTGGATGGTTTTCTGTGGTTTCAATAATATGATTATAAAATTGACTATCGTTATAGTTTTTCTCTATCACTCGATCGTAGTGCATTAATCCACGCCAGGGCTTTGATTTAGCATATGCCTTTGCAACTGCAACGGCACCGATCTTACTAAAGGTTGTAGTAACAGTTTTGTTGTTTTTTGTATCAACCAAAATGTACCCATGCGTTTTGCTAGGTCTAATAAGAATACTGTCAATACGAATAGTATTACCTTTGTGTTCTGGTATTAAGTAATCTTTGATTTTAAATTCTATAAGATTTTCTAGTTCTGAAACAGCCTGTTCAAGATTTTTCATTTGGAAGTACCACCATTGATCCTTTATGATACACCTTGGAAAGAAGACTTTTGCGTATTAAGTTTTCGATAACGAACTTTTCTCTTTCGGTGAATGTCTCAATATAGCACGGAGATTTTATCTTGTCAAGCATTGAACGTTCTTCATTGCTGGTATGAATATCAAAATCTTTTAATAATTCGTTTAATTTCATATTGCTATCGACCTTTTTAGATCTTGCTTCTTATAAACGACTTTTTTAGGTGCAGTTGGGTCTTTTAGTGCGTCAGGGTTTTCGATTTCTACATCGTCACCTTGTACTTTGGTTACTTTATAATTTTGTACGCCACCTTTGGCTGTGTTGGGCAGTGGAATTTGTTTACCCGGTTGAATCAATTTATCTTTTGCTTGTTCAATATCGCGATTTTGTGCTTGATTGGGCTGTTGAGGAGGATTAGAAACTGTGGTGGATCCTGTGCTGCCCAAGGCTTGCCCTACTTTAGATGTTGTTGAACCCACTGCCTTTGCTACCTGCCCGCCGATCTTTGATGCTGCGCCAACAGCCTTAGCACCTAGTTTAGCACCTGCTGCTAAACCTCTTGCAGCACCGATTACCAATGGGAGTATTTCGTCTAGTTTTGTATCTTCTTTGATAAACTCGTCGGCTCTCATTTGCGAAGTTTCCTTTTGTACTTTGGTCTTGGCTTGTTAAGTTTTTTAATTCTTTTGCTGGTAGGATGTTTTAATCTAGAAATCTGTTTAATTGCTTGTGCTTTGCCCTTGGTTCTACGTGTCTTTTTAAGAGTAGCACTCTTGCTCATAGATACTGCTGTGTTGCAGGTAGCAGGTTTTGCCACCACACGGCCTTTTTTCTTACCATCTGTGCAACGATAACGACGTACAACGCCCTTCTTACCGCGACCCCAAACTGGCTTCCATCCTTCTACGATCTCTTCTACTAACATTATCTATTCATAGCCTTTAATCTACGACTTGCTGGATTGACACGTTTGGTTCGTTTTGCCTTGCGACTCATACGACCACCAATCTTTTGTTTTAGTCTTTTGAAACGCATACTCTGTTTGATGTCAATTGGTGCATAGCATTGTGCCATCTTGGCCACAACTCTACCGTGTCTACGACCGCCAGTGCAACGGTACTTGCGAACCACGTTTGTACCGCGGCGCCCCCACACTTGCTTTTCATCTAGTTCTATGTCAAATAATTCACGTAATAACATAAAGTTATTTATCGTGATTTAAAATTGTGTGATCATTACTATAATAGTAGAAAGCAGGCCCGCTACAATGCTGCCTGCTGCACCCACAATAACTTTAATAAGACTGTCGTTGCCGTTCTTCATATCAAGGGCAATGCTGTCTAGTTTGTCTTCAACTTTGGTTAAACGCTGATCAAGTTGAGCATATCTTATGGCGCACAGGTCCACGTGTGCTTCTAGACTCTCTTTTTCAAGATCTGTTGATTGTGCGATAGTCATCATATTCTCCGTTAAACGATAGGAAATAGCCTTTTCGATGTGATGCCTATGATGCCTTTTTAATATTTATGAGATCAGTTGAAATCTTCTAGTTTAACAAACACAATGTTTTTATGTTCTGCAGACGTTGTTATAAAGGCTGCATCAGTGAAGTTGATGGTTTCATCAAGACTGTCAATGATAGGAACGTAATTAAAATCATGTACAAGATAGTCCAAGTTGTGTTGTTCATCGGATTCAAATCCAAAGTTCAGTTTCCATATACGTTGCTTGCCAGTGTACTTGGATCCAAAACCCAAATCTTTTATCAACTTCTCTTCTGAGGTTGGTGCTGAATTGATAACAGGATTTGCTCTTAAACTTATAGTTTGTAATGCTGTAAGATAGTTTTGTTGTTGCTTTTGCAGATAAGGATCGTCGCCGCGTCTTGCATTTGTTCTAGTTATATCAACAAGTGTTAGTAATTGGAATCTCATAACGTACTTATCAGCCATAAAAAAAGGGTCCGCAAAACGCGAACCCTTTCAAATAGTTATTCAACTATTAGAGAGCTGGTTGAAATACTGCTTCAACAGTTACAGTAGCACCAGTTCCTGCTGCTGCGTCAGTGGTATCGAAAGTACCAGTACCTTGTACACGGAAGTATACAATGTCAGTTGTACCGCTTACAAACGCTGAACCGTTGGCAGTACCAAAACCTGCTACAGTGAAAGCATCGCCAGTGTTAGATGGTAGAACACCACTAGCACCACCTGCTTGAGTGATTGCATTGTAGAAAGCAAGTAGGTTAGCATTGGTCATGTTTGTTAGAGCAAACTTGACAATGAGTTCACGACCTGCGTCTGATGTGTTAATTACGAATTTGTTGTAGTTGGCACCAACTGTTGTTGCACCAACTGCTAAACTTGTTACGTCTGCCATTTTAAATCTCCTTATACTCTATGGCTACAAATCTACGCTCCGTAGATGTTGTTATTATTATTTAGCACGGAGATAGAAATACGGGGTAATATGGTGTAAAAACGAGATTGATCAGTTTGGTGTCCAGCGATGTCTTGGAACCAACTTAACCTTACTACCAGTTGATACATAGCCTTCGCCACCTGCTTCATCACCAGTTGATGCTCGTACATCAGCAGGAGCAGAATCCAGTTGATCAATCAAATGATTCTTTGCTGCTTGAATTCTACCTACCAATTTAAAGATAGCAGTCAATCCGTCAGCATTGTTTTTGTGCATATCAAATATCTTGAGTTGCTTGGGTTGACTTATCTTGCTGGTTTTGAGCCAATTGAAAAAGCCGTTTGGATTAACTTGATTCAGTTGTTTTGCTTTTGCCATTTGATTAACAAAAGTGTAGATGATGTTTTTAAGATCACTCAATCCAGCCTGCGGTGCTAGGAAACTGTCAATGATTCTGCTGTTTGCTTTTGCAAACTTTCTAATACTATCAGTTTCGCTGTTGTCAATCTTGGGCTGGTGAGTTACGTAAGTCTGTCCTAAAACAACCACATCTCGACTGTTTAGGTTTGATACATCCTCTATAGGAGTACCATCCTTCTGTCCAAATGCAGAGTATTTGCTATGCACCACTACACCAATCTTACTAGCGCCGATTCGCTTGCCGATTTCGCTATTAGGGTCAACGGTGTAGGTAACTTTGTTAGGGGTAAATGTGTAGCCTTGTTCTGTTTTTTGTACTGGTTTGCCTGGATGATACAGTAAGTCTCCAAACAAGTATCCTTCGAAGTTCTTGGGAAAACTTGCTTATACAGTTCGGAATATCTCCGCCATGTCATTGCCAAACTGTTCTCTCCAGTCTTCGCCTTTGCCTGTGCTTTTAATAAAGTTTGCAAGGTCTTCTGGGCTGGTGCTTTGATTGCGTCCCCAGCCGTTCTTGCCTGTTAATACAAATGTTCCGTCCGGCTCTCTACCAAAGTAGACAGTAGGATTGCCGTCCCACTTGATAGAAATAGATTCAGTGCCGCCAGCCATGCGATCCAGTATGTCTGCTGCTTCTATTGCACCAGCAGCACCATCTACAAATACAAGATCTTCCAAGTGTTGATATTCTCTACCAACCTTGGCTTCTTCGTTGATACTTTCGTTTTTCTTTCTTCCAGCACAATGAGCACGTTGACTAAAACCTTTTGGGTTGCTGCAATCGATGCTGCGTTTATACTTTTGGCTCCACGCTTCTGTTACTATCTCTTGATATCTCATTGCATCAACCTTGCCGTTAATTCCTTAATTCTATTAAGGTGCTTGTCATCTAAAGTTTCCGTAGGCTGTACTTCTTTCCATGCTGGATCGGCTCTTAGACCAGATAAGAATTGATCTCCGTTAGGACCAAGTGCTGCAACAATGGCTTCTACTGAACCTAGGTCTTTTGCAGATGCATTTGGTCCTATCAGTATCTTGGCAATTTCATCTATGTCTGTTGATACTATACTATCATCTGCTCTGTTTAGCAACCCCTTAAACGCACTCCACTTCATGTCTTTTTCTTTGGCCAATTTAGCCATTGCTAACTGCTTGTTCAATCCTTTATACGGACTGCCTTTAGGAATATTGTGTATGTGAAATTTACTAACTGCTTCGCTGTTGGGTACTAACATCAAGTCAACTTGATGAGCAGTATTGCCAGCCGGAACTTTTACGTGTACGTTTATGCCAATAACTTTTGTTTCGAAACCTGCACGTTTGAATAAGTCTTCTAGTGCTTTTTTGGTGGGTAGAGGCTTGTCTGTGCCCAATGCTGTCATTACAGCATCCTGATCTACAATAATATCTAAATCGCCACTCTTCTTTCCAGGTGTTGGTGTGGCTCCAGAACCAATTGGATAACCTTTGATCTTTATATTGTCTAGAACTGAGTTAACGGCCTTTGTTAGTTGCGGAATAACTGCATGATCAAAGTCTGATGTTCCGTCAAAAACATTGCCACCTTCGTTGAGTTTCATTTCTTTTTACTTTCGATGATCTTGTCCACTCCGGTCTTGAACTTTTGTGGATTGGCACTGCGAATAGCATTGATAAATCTACGTTCTAGATCTACGGCAGTGTCTTCTGGATAACTCTCGTGTATTTTTGTTAATAAATTGATTGCTGATTCTATAATATTATTGCCAGTTGTCTGAATAAATGCATCAGCATAGTCCTTGCGGCCTACACTGGATAGTTCTTCTAAAATACCACGAGTTCTTTTTTTCATTTTATCGATCCTTGTAGTATTTAGTTACCTTTGCATATAAATATCTAGATAAGTGAGGGCAAACTATGTGGGAAATAATTGATAAAATGTTTGGCGATACATTGTGGATTTACACAAGTATTGCTGGTAGTATTATAGGTGCAATAGTACTTGCATATCTAAGCACTACTAGAATCGGATTGTGGGGTTATGCACACTTTGATCGTATTGTGGATTATCTAGTAGAACACTGGGGATTAAAATGGTTAGAACAACCAGAAGACGCATGGCGAAAAAAATATCCAAAAATAACAGCTAAAATTGACGCAATTGAACAGCGTCTAGATCAACTTGAGGGCAAAAAAAATGATAAAGGATCTAAATTTTAAAGAGCGTAGCCTCTTATTCGCTAGACTATCTGCCATTGCATATGGCAATCTCAAAGAAGTAAAAAAGCAAGCCAAAGAATTGGGCTTCACTACTGTAGAATTTTACAATAAAGACGGCGCACAAGCCTACCGTTTCCAAAACAAAAATGATCTAGTTATTGCATGTAGAGGTACAGAACCCACTTGCTTCAACGACATCAAAGCAGATTTAAAAGCAATACCTGTTATAGCAGAAACAGTCAGTCGTGTACACAGAGGATTCAAACGAGAAGTTGACGATCTTTGGCCTATGGTTGTCGAAGACCTATCGGCCAAACGTGCCGAGCAATCGCTTTGGTTCACTGGACACAGTCTTGGTGCTGCAATGGCAACCATTATGGCCAGCCGTTGTTTGTATTGCGAGGAACTACCTGATCCTGTAGAACTCTACACATTTGGTTCACCGCGTGTAGGTTGGAAGGGTTATGTTGTTCATCTTGGTGTCGAACATCACCGTTGGGTAAACAACAATGATGTTGTTACTCGTGTACCATTAAATATCATGGGCTATCGTCATCACGGTACAGAACACTATATGAACGCCTATGGACAGGTACGAAAGAACACAGGATGGCAGCGTGTAAAGGATCGTTGGCGCGGTATGTGGATGGGTATTAAGAAAGGTAGTATTGATAACTTTTCAGATCACTCAATGTCAAACTATATTGCCAATATAGAAGCATGGAACAAGGAGCAGGATTAATCCTGCTCCTTGAGTATTTCGATTACTTGTTAGCCCACTCTGCTTGAGTTGCTGCAAGTTCTGGATCTGGAACAAGACCGTATTGTGCTAGAGCACCGTCTGAGCCTGCCATTTCATCACTTACGAAGAATTGTACGTATTCTTTCAGTCCTGGGATTACTTCAAGGTGTGCATCCTTGACATAGAAGTAAAGCGGACGGCTGATTGGATAATCGCCACTTGAGATTGTTTCTACGCTGGGGAATACGCCGCTTACTGTAGCAACTTCTAGCTTGTCAGTGTTGTTCTGATAGAAACTAAGACCAAACACACCCAGTGCTGTATTATTCGCTGCAAGACGTGCAAGTGTCTCAGTGTAGTCGCCGTCGATATCAATTGCTGCGCCATCAGTGCGAACCTTAACACAAGCCTTCTTCTGATCGTCGTCTAGTTTTTCAACACCTAGTGCTTCTTTACAACCTGCTTCCATAACCTTTACATCAAACACTTCTCTAGTGCCGTGCTTGGTACCTGGAATATAAGCAAGAATCTCTACCGCTGGTAGAGCAGGATCAACATCACTCCATAGTTTTGCAGTGCTGTCTGCGTGTAGTGCAGTGTACAGTTGAACTACAGTCAAGTCATCAATGTTGAGTTGATCAATGTTAGATGCAAATACAATGCCATCGTAACCAATTCTAACTTCTGTAATAGGACCAACAACTTCTTCGCACTTGGCCCATTCTTCTTCTTTCATCTTTGAACTGCTGTTTGCAATGTCAACAGTGTTTTCACCAACGCCTTCGCATAATTTCTTACGGCCAGCGCCTGAACCACCGCCTTCAACTACTGGCGACGGAAATTCAAAATTTTCTCCAAATGCTTCAGCAACAATGGTTGCATATGGTAGAACTGTAGATGAACCAGTAACTTGAACATTGTCTC